GATGTTTCGTTGAACAGAAATTTCCAAGTTTTGGGGCAATCTTTTTTTAATAATGATGTTACTGTAAATACCCGTACTTTTATTGGTGGAGATGTTTCTATGAATTCACGTCTTTCGGTTTTAAATGATGTTTCATTGAACAAAAATTTCCAAGTGTTTGGACAAACGTTTCATATCAATGATGTTACTGTAAATACCCGTACATTTATTGGTGGAGATGTTTCTATGAATTCTCGTTTATCTGTATTGAGCGATGTTTCCTTAAACAGAAATTTCCAAGTATTTGGACAATCTATTTTTAATAATGATGTTACTGTAAATACCCGTACATTTATTGGTGGAGATGTTTCTATGAATTCTCGTTTATCTGTATTGAGCGATGTTTCCTTAAACAGAAATTTCCAAGTTTTGGGGCAATCTTTTTTTAATAATGATGTTACTGTAAATACCCGTACTTTTATTGGTGGAGATGTTTCTATGAATTCACGTCTTTCGGTATTAAGTGATGTTTCCTTAAACAGAAATTTCCAAGTATTTGGACAATCTATTTTTAATAATGATGTTACTGTAAATACCCGTACATTTATTGGTGGAGATGTTTCTATGAATGGTCGTTTATCAATTTTTGGCGATGTTTCATTTAACAATCGTCTCTGTGTTACAAACGATGTAAGTTTTAATAAAAACCTTCTTGTAGGAGGCGATTTGTACTTAAATCAACGTATTTTCTTACCATTAAATTCTATTTTTGCTGGAGGAAGTCCATTTACAAGCGGCAGTAATAATCTAAATGATGTTTCGTTTGGTAACCGAGTATTTGTAACAAATGATGTTTCATTTGGTAACCGCTTGTTTTTGACTGGAGATGCGTCTTTAAATGCTCGTCTTTTTGTTAACGGTGATGCATCTTTTAATTCGCGTTTTTATTTGGGAAGTGATGCCTCACTCAATGGAAATCTTTTTGTTGGCGGTAACGTTGCTATTGGAAAACTAACTATTACATCAGGATTTGCTGTAGATGTTAATGGTGGAATTCAAGCAACTAACTATAACCTGTTATCAGATTACCGCATCAAGACAAACATTCAAGAATTAGATGGAACTTTTCATGTTGATAATTTACGACCAGTGTCTTATTTTAACACAGTTGCCCAAACTCAAGATATTGGGTTGATTGCTCATGAAATCCAACACCATTATCCTTACTTAGTACATGGCGAAAAAGATGCGATTGATTATCAGTCTGTAAACTATACTGGTATTATTGGAGTACTTATTCACGAAATTCAACAATTAAAGAAACGTGTAAGAGAATTAGAGAACAAATAAAACAGCTTCTAACAATATAATTTGATTCATTTTTAGTATTTATAAAAATAATATTTTATAAATATATACATGTCCATTGCAACCCTATATAAAAAAACCCAAACTAGATACAATAACATGAGTGTAAATTCGCAACACGGGTTCTCATTAAATGGAACACGTCGCAGTCAAGGTTATGTAGGACAAACTTCGTTATCCCGTTCCATAAATAGAACCCTTTTTCGTGGTGGTGCTGCAAGAGGATTTGGTGGATGTTGTGGAACGTTTCCTGAAAACATTCTTAGTTCAAGCGATGTCACTTCTTTAAATGACTCGGCTATTGTAAAACCTTCTGTTATTAATACCCTAGGAATGATTGAAGAACGATACCAATATTTATTAAATCACCAAAGAGTTAAACCAGATGCAAATCAACATTTTAATACACAACACCAACATACAACAAGTTTAGGTAAAAAGACCATTTTATGTGCTGATAAATTACAAGCAACTGATAAACAATTAAATGCAAATAAGTGTTGCTACATTTACAATACAATTTTTAAAAAAAAAATAAATACTTATACAAAACCACAAAATATAAAATCACAAAAAAATTACATTCCTATTACTCAGAGTGAATATTTAATAAAACTAGATGAAAAATGCAAAAAAAACCTTGATAAGCCTTATATTCCTGTAAAGTATAATAGGGGGGTTTTACCTGGCCCGGCCGCATCGTATTAATTTGAAAAATTGAAAATAATAAAAATATAAAATTTATATTATTATTATATAAACCATGGATAATACGCCGCAAATTACTGAATCAATACGAAAAAATGAATCTGAGGCAATATTAATAGATAATTATTGGAAGACTCTTTCAGAGAAAGAAAAAAAAGGTCTCGAAATAGCAAAATCCCATCTTGGGATGTCCTTTCAATTAGAAAAAAGTCTTGGTTATTTAGATTTTAAAAAGACTTTGGAATAAAATAATTAGGTACAACTACGCATGCTTTTGAACGCCTTGTAATCCATTACTTTTTTTTGTAAATTAGTTTCACCAGTTAAATTATCTAACAAATATGATGTAAAACTATTTGTATGCAAAGTCGGTTTTTCCTTTTGTATAAATTCAAAATTTGCTATTTTTCCCATATTAATAAACCGATTTATATTTTTTTCAACTTCATTTTTTGCAATTGTTTTTGAATTATTTGAATTTGATAATTGTTTTACACTTCTAGTTTGTATCATTTTTACTGTCGTTTTATCAATTTTTGTTTTATTTTGTTTTGTCTCTTTTTCTGTGTGAATTTTTATCAAAGGCGATTTTATTATATTTTCATCCATAAAAAAGTCGCAACAAAAATAAACAGTCACGTATTTCATAGCTACCGCGTTTAATAAAGGATAAGGTAAATTATAAGAATCACAGTAATATGCAAATCCTAATTTGTATGGATTATAAAACATTATTATATTTCCACGAGGCGTTGATTCAAACAAAATACGCATTTTCCAAGTTTTTTCTAAAAAATTGTTTGTTATTTGCATAACTTCCTGATATTCATTTTTATCATAAAAAACATAATTGATGTTACTGTTTTTATCTTGATGTTTAACTGTCAAAAATCTATTTTTTTTTTCTTCCACATAATTATCTGTAATTGTTAAAATTGTCATTGGCACAACTGTTGGTTGAAACGGTATCCAAAAATAATAAAGCTTTAAAAAAAAATTAATAATAAAAACATATATCTGAGATAGATTTTTTTTTGTAATTTGCATATAGTTATACATTGACTATATTTTTATGTCTTTTTTATTTATGTCATTGTTTTTATTGTTTTGAAACTTCATGCAGTCTTTCCTTGACCAAATCGGCAATCTCCTTATCTAAAAACGGCACCTTGATGCGTTCATATGTCTTATATTGGTTTTCTGGATGAATACAAACTAAAAACAAATCTGTTACCTTTTTTCCATATTTATGTTCCAAAATTGTCTTATATACATTGAGTTGTAAGGCATAATGCCAAAAATTAGTATCTGGTAAATGCGAAATACAGTCAGTTAATGCATATTTTCCAAAGCTGGCTTCATGTTTGATTTCTTTTACACGTTTCCAGTCATAGATTTGAATTGTTCCGTCCGGGTTCTCAAATACCATATCAATAGACCCAGAAATTTTTAACTCTTCGTAATAAACCATCCATTCTGTACGATAAGGCACAAGATCCGGAAAATCTTTTACAAATTGCAGAAAATATTGAAATTCAATACTATCATTTTGAACAGACATTTTATTATAATAACATTCAATGTCATTATGCATACCAGTACCTGAACCGGATGCCGCCGCACCATTATCTGCCCACATTTTTTTGATTTCGTCTTTGGTCATACCACGATATTTCCAGTTTGTGTCATTTATATTTCTAGGGTTTGCTAACATTCCGTCAATAATTTTTTCCGCATCAAACTTTGAAAAATGATGATGATTCCATGTTGTTACAGACGTATATGTTCCACGCTCTCCACATACTGTATAAATATGCGGTCCCTCTTCAAACGTGATATACTGATCTCGTAGATGAGCGTTTTTGATTGACAAATATGTTGGTGATGGCATCCTCTATATATGAATTAATAAAAAAAAACATATATAGGAATCAATTTTTTGTTATTATCAGAATATATTATAAATGAATTATATTTCTTTAGGGTTTGATTGTTCTCCTGCAACAGCACTAAAAAATCTAAATTTGAGAACCTGTTCTTTACCATTTGATTGGGTTCAAACTACACCAAATCAATTATATCATTGTATAAAGGAGGATTTTTCTAGATTTCATACAAATCTTCGATTATCTTCAAACAAACGGAGAATTCTTGATGACTATGGAATTGAATATCCTCATGATTATCCAACACAAAAAATAAATAATAAAAATGATTATACTGATGCTCGGAATGAGGATTTAATTGTTGATAATTGGGAAGAATTTGTATCAGAAGTTTCTTTGAAATATAAACGTAGAATTTCAAGAATAATTACCATATTTAATGAGCAAACTCCGTTAACAATTTTGTATCGTGGTAACACAAATTATGCAAATCAAATAAAAACACTTTTACAAGATAAATTCAAAAGGAAAAATGTTTATTTTTTGGTAGCAACCAGTGAAAAAAGTTCTCCATATAAAGATATTTTTGTTTGTAATCCAGAAAAAAATAAAGAATGGAATGACGAACTAATTTGGAAAGAAGGAATAGATGAATTAAATACTTATATTTTACAGAAAATAAATTTTGAAAATAAACAAAATAATACAATGTTTTTGCTATCCAAAAACAAAAGACGTTCAGCAATTTCCATGTTCTATATTACGTAAAGTCATATTTTATAATTGATTTTATATTTTGCCGTATCTTATTAAATATAGACTGCCGAATACGTTGAAATCTTACTTCTTCAGAAATACGTTCATTTCCACCTAATATACGTTGATAATAATTTATATACAAATCCTTGTAATGCTCATCGTTTTCGACGCGTTCTTGGTTTGGGATATACCAATGTTTTTTAAATTCAACAATAAATTGATGACTTATTTGTGATAATATTTTATCTAAATCTACGTTTGATATTTGCTGCCATTCACCAATCAAAGTTTCACTTTTTTTAAAAATATAAAATATACCTGGCTTATTTTCAAACGCACAAATTGGCAGACGATTCGAATTGTTTTCGAGAACCTTATTAAATAACTGGTTTATTCCTGTTAATAAATCATCTGAATAAACTACTGATAGCACTTCTTTGATTTTTGTAATCACCTCTTTATTTATCCATTCGATAAATGACATAAGTGGATTATTTTGTTTTTGTTCCTCGCTATTTAACCATTGCAATATATTTATTTTTTTATTTTGCACATGTTTTAATTTGGATAATTCCTTTTCTAGTTTTTCATTTCTAATAGCTAACTCTTGTATTAATCGATACATTTCGAGAGGAGTTGGTATTGTTTCTCCAGTTTCTATTTCGTTCATTTGTTCTCTGCGTGACTTGCATAAAAATGCACAACATGCCGCATGTCGGTCGTAGTTAAATTTTTCCTTATATTCTTTTGGACATGTTGTGCATTTATATCCATATTCAGTTTTCATCATTTTTATATGTCTATTTTATTTATAAACATAGTTTCAATTTTTCATGAACATGATATTTAGTACAAATGGCTCAGGTAGGCCTCCTGCTCCTCCATTATTAAAATCGCCAATTAAACAAATAATTGTAAAACCATCTGTTATAAGTTATACTATTTTTACTAACAATGGTATGTTTCAGCGTATAGAAAAAAAAACCAATTGCAGTAGTTGTGGTAAATAATATATGTTGTCATTTTATAAGAATCATGAATACTGTTAATAGTAAAACATATTTACTTATATTTACCATTTTGTTTTTTGCTTTCATGGGACTTTGTTTTTTAAAAACATTTGGTATCTTTGAAGGTTTTACTGAGGGCGTAGATAATGAAGCTGATACTCCGACCACTGACCCCAATATTGACCCAAATGCCAATGCTTCTGAGTCTGAACCAAATGCTTCTGAGTCTGAATCAAATGCAACAGCCCCTACTACTCTTACAATAAAAGCTAGAAAGGGTTAAACAATATATAATTTATCCATTTATATATTATATATGAGCGAATATACTAATTCTGATTTATTTTTAGAACCAAAAACTACCCAATATGGAAGTCATATGGTTATGTCAAATGTTCAAAAACAAACCAAGGTAAAGCTTATTAATGTAGATACAAAGTTTAGAGATGAATATAATTATTTACAAACATCAAATTACAATATAACGTTACCTGAACGAATAACTGACGTCAAAAGTCTTATTATTACAAATATAGAAATTCCAATTACGTATTATAATATTTCTGCTAATCTGGGCAATAATTGTTTTAAAGTTGGTAGCTCTGTTATTATTCTACCAGATGGACAATATGATGGTCCTGGATTATCGACCAAAATGAACACATTGCTTACCGGTTTAAATTTAACATATTCTTACAGTGGAACCACCTCTAGTTTTCATACAAATACGCCTAGCTCTACTGTAGTAATTGAATTTGATATTAATACAACTGGGCAAAGTGACAAATATAATTTTAAATCAAAATTAGGATGGATTTTAGGATACCGTAATACCACGTATACTGTTGGAACTTCAAATACTGTATCTGAAGGATTTATTGATTTATCAGGACCAAAGTATTTATATTTAGCCATCGATGAATTTAACAAGGGAAACCAAAATTCGTTTATCAATCCCCTATTTAATTCCAAAATTAATAAAAATATAATTGCAAGAATTACATTAAACAATACCGCTTATGGTTTTAAAGCTATTTTACCTGCAAATTTATTTAATGGGTATTTAAATAGTGACGTGCGTAATTATACGGGAAAGATTGATTTGTTGCGGTTTAATGTACAATTATTAAATGAGTTGGGTATACCTATGCAGTTGAACGGTATAGATTTTTCTTTTTTAATAAAGGTTGAGCATGAATAATCAAAAAATTGAATCATATCTCCTTGATTACACAGTCTTTACAAAGTGAAAAATGGATAATATAAACATCTCTGACTTATCCACGGAGCAACAACTAGCCTATACACGATTTGTTCAGGGACAAAATCTGTTTATTACTGGTCCTGGAGGTACAGGTAAAACAAGGCTAATTAAAAACTTTGTTGCTCATTTAAATTCTATCAATACAAATTATGCAATCTGTGCAATGACTGGATGTGCGGCAATATTATTAAATTGTCAAGCAAGAACACTTCACTCATGGAGTGGAATAAAATTAGCAAAGGGTTCTGCGGAATCTATTGTTGCAGCAGTTTTAAGAAACAAAAACGCAATGAAAACGTGGAAGCGTGCCAAATGTCTTATTTTAGATGAAGTCAGTATGTTATCAAAAAAGATTTTTGAAATTATTGAAGAATTGGCACGTAGAACACATGGTTCAAGTTTGCCATTTGGGGGAATGCAAGTTATATTTACTGGCGATTTCTTTCAGCTGCCACCAATTGGCACAGAAGGAGAACCGGATACGGAAATGTTTTGTTTTGAATCGCCACTTTGGAACCAAGTATTTAAACCAGAAAATCAAATTGAACTAAAAACTATTTTCCGTCAAAACGACCCCCTATATATTGAAATTTTGCTACAAATAAGAAAAGGAGAACTTGATATGGAAAAAACCAAAACTCTACAATCCTATTTGAATAGAGATTATAATTCTGCGGATCACAATGGTTGTGTTCCTACAAAATTATTTCCCCTTCGATCAAAAGTTGATTATTTAAATTCCATGATGTTCTCAAAAATTACGGAAAAAGAACATGTATTAAACATGGAAAAAAAAACTGACTGCCGGACGTTTTTAGATTCTGGTAAGGCATTTAGTGTGGAGATATTGCAAAAAACTGCATCTCTAAGTTCTCAAGATATTGATTATGAGATTCTTCAATTAATTAATAATACTCCCTGTCTTCAGATTTTGCGTTTAAAAAAGGGGGCTGCGGTTATGTGTACAATTAATTTAGATATGGATAACGGAATATGTAATGGTTCTCAGGGTATAATTATAGATATAACAGATTGTCCTATTGTACAATTTTCAAATGGAGTAATTAAAAAAATAGGTATTCATTATTGGCAGTCGGAAGATTTTCCATCTATTGCTATTGGTCAATATCCACTTTGTTTAGCCTGGGCACTGACAATTCATAAAATTCAGGGTGCTACATTATCTATGGCAGAAATAGATATTGGGCAAAGCATTTTTGAATATGGACAAACTTATGTCGCCCTTTCGCGTATCAAATCCTTAGACGGGCTATATTTATCTGATTTTCATCCTTACAAAATAAAGGCAAATCCAAAAGTAAAACAATATTATGAAAACTTGCAAAAAAGTATCCAAACCCCAGACGAAGTGCCAATAGTATTATCAACTAATACCAAGATTATTAAATTATAATATCCTCCTATTATAGAGAACATTAAAAACCTGTGATACAGATGGTTGCGGGAAGTATTTTGCCAATCGCAATTCACAAAAACAAGCTTTATTTTTTATTTGGAAAAGAAAATCCATTAGAAGATAGTGCCAAAGGATGGTCAGATTTTGGTGGTGGTGTTGAGAATGGAGAATCACCGTATAAAACTGCATTACGCGAGGGCGGTGAAGAATTAACAGGTTTTTTGGGAGACGGTAAACAAATACAAAAAATTATAAAAAAAAATGGCGGAACCTATAATCTAACTCATGATACTTATCATGTTCATATGTTTTTTTTTGAATATGATGAGAACCTTCCCAAATATTATAATCAAAATCATCATTTTTTGTGGAATCGCATGAATCATTCTCAATTAAGTAAAACCAAGCTCTTTGAAAAAATAGAGATAGGATGGTTCTCAATTGCCGATATAAAACGCCGCAAAAAAGAATTCCGCGGTTTCTATCAAGAAATTTTGGATGATATTTTGGCTGATATTGAGAACATTCAAAGATTTATTTATTCAAGATCCAAAAAATCCAACAAAACAAGAAAAAATTGGGAAATTTAGAAATACTAGCATAATATATTTTTTATAGACTATATTATGTTCATGTTGAAAAATATAAAATAATATACAAAGTAATTGTATAATAAATTTTTTGAATGTCTAATAATTCTTGGAAACAATATGGTGGATTATCAAAGGTTGACAGCTTGAATACAATTAGTGTCGGCACAATTGTTGCTGACCAGTTTATTTCTAGGTCAGCAAATCCGACATATCAAGTTTTTAATGGGACTATAGAGGTAACCGTAAATTTATTAGCAGATATAGATGTACAAGTAGGAAATTCTACATTTATTAGAAAGGATTTATTTGTGACCGGAAATACTTATGCTAATAATAAAATCTTTTTAGGAGGGAATCGTCCACTTCCAAACGATTTGTCGTTTGTAGCCTTTTCAGTTTTACCAAGCGACTCTTCTTATTCTTTTATTTATGGTAACTTTACAAATATTGGTATAAATACTATTAATCCTACGGCAGCCTTTCATATTAGTGGTAGTGTATCTAATATATTAACGGTTGAAACAAGCTTTAATAATATTCGTAACGTTATTGCTCAAAATAACAATCAACATGGAATAACGGTTAGTGCAAATGATGTTGCTTCAAATATATCTTTTTTTAATAATACAAATACCGATCCTACAAATTCACCTAGTGCAACGATAGAATATGATTTGGGTGGCATACTCTCTTTACAAACAACTAATCAAATTAATGCCTCTGCACGTTCTACTATAATCACTTCATCTGGTGGCATATTCAAATTATCTCAAAAAAACACAACTTTAGATTCGTGTGGAAATATTTTATTTAACACTTCTGGCGGATTTGTTTTTACTGGTTCAGGAGGAGTTATAAAATTAGACCCAGCACTTGGTTCAATAAGAATGGATGCGTCAGGGGATTTTTTGTTAAATAGCTCTGGAGGAATTCTAGCATTAAATAAAAACACTGCTACCATTTCCTCTTCAGGCACTGTTGTTTTGAATTCTTCAGGCGGATTGTTCAAAATTAATTCTAATGCAGGTACAGGAAACGTACAAATTGATAGCGGAAACACACTATTAAATTCAAATTATACAAATTTGTCCACATTTTTAAATGTGACTACTCCTAATTATATTGGACGTGGCATTTCTGGCGAAATGTATAATGCAACAATGACTCTTTATGATAATTCTAACAGTATTTTTTTAAATAATGTCTATGATAGTAAAAATGTTAACACTGGAAACGCACTTACTGTTGTTGCTGTTGACCCTAGTTCAAATACATTTTTACGAATTGTTGCACCAAAAAATAAAATGGGTGCTGCATTTGGTGGAGGTATTTTCCCTAACGATTCTACTCGTTCCATGACAATGGTCGGTTTAAATGATATTTGTGGAAATTTCATCCCTAATCAAACAATAATTTCTGGTAAAAACAAGGTTTCCTATTTGTCTACAGTAGGAATAAATACATTTTCGCCTTTAACAGAAAATTATGTAATGGACATTAACGGGCCGACCAGAATTGGCAATGGAGAGATTCATACATTTTTAAACGCTGAATACGAAATAAAAAGGATGTCTTTTTCAAAAACTTTTAAAAAAATTGGACTGGCGGTAGGTACCTCAATTTCCGCAGTTTCACCACATTTACAATATATACATTATACAAAAGACGGGGGTATAACATGGACTCAATCACAAATTGACCCAGGCCCAATAAGCGTTTATCGATTATCTGATTTTAATATAGTATTCAATTCTTGTTCGGTTTATGATGATAATTATTCATTCATTGCAGGAAATCTAAATTATGTTTTTTATTCAAATAATAGCGGATTAAATTGGTACAAAATGCAAAATTGTTTTTCAAATTCAACAGAAACTGATAATACACTCCGTGATACAACTTCATTATCTATTGCAACTAATGGTCAATCAATTCGAGTTTTTAATGCATATAAATATAATGACCTTCCTACTAATAAAATTGATATATATACCAAACAAATACGATTTTTTGACATACAAATTGCAACTTTATCTACTTCATTAAACGGAACGAGTGATTATTTAATAACAAATTTTGCTGAAGTTTCTAGTAATATAAATATTGTTGCTGCGGATAGCGGCCAAAATTATATATATTTTGCTGGTAGCGGAATATCAAAATATACAATTGCTTTACCAGAAATCGGAGGAATCTATGCATATACTAACTCTGGTGCAACATATAATAATATTTTTGTTTTTAATGACATTTGCGTAATAGCAGTAGGTGAAAATATACTTTCTTATACTAATGACGGAACAAATTGGACAGATATTGTCACAAACAGTAATAATTTTGCCAATATAATTTTGCCCGCAAATGGAATAGTTAATTTAAAAAGCGTATACGTATATGATTTATTGACAGCTGTGGCAGTAGGAGATAATGGTGTTTTTATTTATACAACTACCGGATTTTCAGATTCTTCATGGAGAATTGTTCCATTACAATTAATAAATACATCGGGCATGGGAAATCGAGTTATTGGTTCAGACAATTATTTATCTTCAATAAACATGCAAGATATCAATTCATTTGTCATTGCAGATGTTACTAGTTTTTATAAAAATGTGTTTACCAATGGAAAAAGTAAGATTCATTATTGCTTTTTACCCAATTTATTAAATCGAGTTAATAACCGAGTATTTGATGTATCAGGTAACATGTATATTTCAGGTGATACAAACGTCAATGATGGTGGTAAAATTTCATCAAATAATGAAACATTTAACCTTTTAAATGAAACGGTAAATAAAATTTATTTTGGTTCTTCTATTTCGAGATTATATATTGCCAATAACGATGCTCTCACAAACATTTATGGTTATTTATATACATCTAAAAGCACCCATCATCAAGGAGATGTATCTATAAATAGCCGTTTGATGGTACAAGGCGATGTATCTTTAAATAGTCGTTTTTTTGTCAATAGCGATGTGTCTTTTAACCGCCGTCTTTTTGTTGGTGGTGATGTTTCCCTGAATATGAGATTATTTTTAACTGGTGACGCGTCGTTTAATGGAAGATTATTTGTAAGCGGTGACGCATCTCTAAATGCTAGATTGGCTGTTACTCATGATGTAAGTTTGAATCGTAACTTAGATGTTGAGGGAAAATCTATTTTTCATGATGACGTTTCTATGAACCAACGGCTTTTTGTTGGGGGAGACGTATCTATGAATATGCGATTGTTTTTAACTGGTGACGCATCTTTTAATGGAAGATTATTTGTAAGTGGTGATGTCTCTATGAATGCTAGATTAGCCGTGACACATGACGTAAGTTTAAATCGTAACTTAGATGTACAAGGTAAGTCCATTTTTCATGATGATGTTTCTATGAATCAACGGGTTTTTATTAGTGGAGATGTATCAATGAATAGCCGTTTATCAGTTCTTGGCGATGTATCGTTTAATGGAAGGTTATTTGTCAGTGGTGATGTCTCTATGAACACCCGATTATCTGTGGCAAACGATGTTTCATTTAATAGAAATTTTCAAGTTTTTGGAAAAACAATTATGGGAGACGATGTTTCTTTAAACCAGAGGCTTTTTGTTGGGGGAGACGTATCTATGAATATGCGATTATTTTTGACTGGTGATGCATCTTTTAATGGAAGATTATTTGTCAGTGGCGACGTTTCTATGAATTCCAGATTAGCCGTGACAAATGACGTAAGTCTAAATCGTAATTTAGATGTTCAAGGTAAGTCTATTTTTCATGATGATGTTTCTATGAATCAACGGGTTTTTATTAGTGGAGATGTATCTATGAATAGCCGGTTATCAGTTCTTGGTGATGTATCGTTTAATGGAAGGTTATTTGTCAGTGGCGACGTTTCTATGAACACCCGATTATCTGTGACAAATGATGTTTCATTTAATAGAAATTTTCAAGTTTTTGGAAAAACAATTATGGGAGATGATGTTTCTTTAAATCAACGGCTTTTTGTTGGAGGAGATTTATCTTTGAATAGCCGGTTGTCAATATTAAGTGACGTGTCTTTTAATCGAAAATTTGAAGTATTAGATAAATCTGTTTTTCGTGATGATATATCTTTGAACCAACGTTTTTTTGTTGGTGGTGATGTATCTTTTAATGGAAGATTATCAGTTCTTGGTGATATCTCATTCAATGGTCGTCTTTATGTTGATGGTGATGTTTCATTTAATACTCGTTTGTCAATCGCAAATGATGTATCCTTCAATCGAAATTTTCAAGTTTTTGGCCAATCAGTTTTAAATAGTGACGTTTCCATGAATAATCGTTTGTTCTTAGCAAACGATGCGTCGTTTGGTGCCAATTTGTTTATTACTGGTGAAATTTTAACTACAACAGTGACACCAGGAATAAATTGGTCTTTTTTGGGTTCAGCTTTTGATATTACAAATAGTATACCTATTTACAGTATATGTTCTTCCGAAGATGCACAATATATTATATTTTGCTTAGGAACAGCCGTCTTATCGGATGGCACTACATCACAACCAAATGGTTCAAATGTATATCTTTCTTCTAATTTTGGAAATAACTGGACACTATTAAATTATACAAATGTTCGTGGTGTCACTATTTCAAAAAGTGGTCAATATATTTTAATAAATGGTTATTTTAACACTGGACTTCATATTTCCTCAAATTATGGAAATTATTTTAATACCGTTTCTATAAATGGTTTATTAAATACAAATAATTTTTTTAGCGGTAATTATTCTATGTCTAATAGTGGACAATATATGATTATAACTAGTATTGGTACTAACATTAGTGCAAGTATACCTGCAAATTTAACTAATACTAGCGGGAATTTTATTTCCAGTGATTATGGAAAAACATGGACCACAATCACAAAAACATATGGAAATACTATTATTGGTTTAAATAGTAATGGTTTTACGGGTTATTATTCATCGGCTGTCTCTGGTAATGGTCAATATATGTTATTAGCTGGTGGATACCTATCTTCAAATTATGGAATTTGGTGGACACGCCCTATTACTACAATTACAGCAATTCCCCCTAATTTTTCTATTTCTTATACAGGCCAATATATGTTAATAGATGGATATTATTCAACTAATTATGGTTTGAGTTGGATACCTTTCTTACCCTCGGTAAAGATGGCCTCCACTGCTATTTCTTCTAATGGTCAATTTTGGCTTATTGGACAATATTTATCTTCTGATTATGGAAACACATTTAATATCCAACAAATATCTGAAAATGGAGCTAATTTTATTACAACCAATGGTAAATATTTTTTATCAGGAACAACAACTATTTCCTCTTTGATTAATACAATTACTTATACAACATCTTACTTAGGAATAGGCGTTCCTGTTCCACGAGTGCAATTAGATGTATCCGGAGATTTTCATACAAGTAATCGCATATTTGTTGATGGAGATATATCAATGAATAGTCGTCTTTCAATAGGGTCAGATGTTTCCTTTAATCGTAATTTTCAAGTATTTGGACAGTCTGTTTTTATAAATGACGTTTCTATGAACAACCGGTTTTTTATTAATGGTGATGTGTCAATGAATAGCCGTTTGTATGTATTTGGAGATGTTTCGTTTAATAGTCGCCTTTCTATTTTAAGCGATGTCTCTTTTAATCGTAATTTTCAGGTTTTGGGGCAATCAATATTTAATAGTAACGTTTCTATGAACAACCGGGTTTTTATTAGTGGTGATGTGTCTTTGAATCAACGACTTTTTGTCAGCAGTGATGTCTCTTTGAATCAACGTTTATTTGTCCAAAATGATGTTTCATTTAACTCTAAATTAAGTGTAGCTGGCGATGTTTCTTTTAATAATGGTTTATACATAAAAGGAAAAACTTTTTGTCAAGGCGATTTGTCTTTGAACGGAAGCATTTCATTACAAGGGGGCATAAGTGTTGGTGGAACTACAAATATACCAGTTCTCAATTCTAATAATATTACTACAGGAATTTTATCGGTAAATACGTTGAACGCAACTAATATTTCTCAGACCGGAGATGCTATTTTTGTAAAACGGATGTTTGTTGCATCGGACGTCTCTTTTAGTAGTAATCTATTTGTGTTAAACGATACTTCGTTCAATAACAGATTTTCAGTTGGGTCTGATGTTTCTTTTAATCGCAATTTTCAAGTATTTGGTCAGTCTATTTTGAATGGAGATGTTTCTATGAATAATCGTCTTTTTGTATTTTCAGATACTTCTTTAAATGGTAATTTATATGTAAATCTTGATACCTCATTAAATGGAGGAATAAGTGTAGAAGGGAATTCCTACTTCAATAACTATGTTTATTTAAATTCTCAAACAATTGCTAATGATCTTACCGTTACAGGAGCTCTGTCACTTACTAATATAAATCCAACCGGCAGTTCGTCGATTGGTGGTGATTCATCAGTAACACAACGTTTATTTATTTATGGGGACGCTTCTTTCAATAATAAATTGTTTGTAAACAACGACGTATCTTTTAATAACAAATTAAGTGTAGGTGGTGATGCTTCTTTTAATGGACGGCTCATTATACAAAATGATGTTTCTATGAATAACAGATTATCCGTCACAAATGACGTTTTGTTTAATCGAAATTTTCAAGTATTTGGTAAATCTATATTTCAAAATGACGTTTCTTTGAACAACCGATTGTTTATTTTGGGTGACGTTTCTTTAAATCGGCGTTTATATGTCAGCAGCGATGCTTCTTTTGGCGGAAATGTCAGTATAAACGGCATTTTAACTGTAAATAGTTATACAAATAGAAATGTTATTAATACTTCCATTACTAATTACTCACTTCTCATAGCAGAAGATTTATCATTAAATGGTCGGTTGTTTGTACTGTATGACGCATCGTTCAGCAATAAATTATATGTAGATAATGACGTATCTTTCAATAATAATTTTCAAGTACTCGGAAAATCTACTTTAAATAGTGATGTTTTGATGAACAGCAGAATTGTTGTTAATGGAGATGTTTCTTTTAATAGCCGTCTTTCTGTTTTGAGCGATGTATTATTAAATCGTAATTTTCAAGTATTTGGTCAATCTATTTTTCAAAACGATGTTTCTTTAAATACTCGTCTCTTTATAGGTGGTGATGTTTCTATGAATTCACGTCTTTCGGTTCTAAGTGACGTCTCATTCAATCGAAATTTGCAGGTATTTGGTCAATCTATTTTTCAAAATGACATTTCATCAAATACCCGACTCTTTGTCGGTGGTGATGTTTCAATGAATTCACGTCTTTCAGTTCTAAGTGACGTCTCATTCAATCGAAATTTGCAGGTATTTGGTCAATCTATTTTTCAAAATGACATTTCATCAAATACCCGACTCTTTGTCGGTGGTGATGTTTCTATGAATTCACGTCTTTCGGTTCTAAGTGACGTATCATTGAACAGAAATTTCCAGGTATTTGGTACATCTATCTTTCAAAATGACATTTCATCAAATACGCGACTCTTTGTAGGTGGAGATGTTTCAATGAATTCACGTCTTTCTGTTCTAAGTGACGTATCATTTAATCGTAATTTCCAGGTATTTGGTACATCTATCTTTCAAAATGACATTTCATCAAATACGCGACTCTTTGTAGGTGGAGATGTTTCAATGAATTCACGTCTTTCGGTTCTAAGTGATGTATCATTTAATCGTAATTTCCAAGTATTTGGTCAATCCATCTTTCAAAATGACGTCTCTATGAATAACCGGCTCTTTGTAGGTGGCGATGTGTCTATGAATTCACGCTTGTCTGTATTGAGCGACGTGTCTTTAAATCGTAATTTTCAAGTACTTGGTCAATCTATCTTTCAAAACGATGTCTCTTTAAATACTCGTCTGTTTACAAGTAATATAAACATCCCATATGTCTCTACAAATTCCGCATCTTCAATTACCATTGGTACGTGGAATAATTCAGCTAAAATAAATCTTTCTTTTTATGGTTCTGATAGCGGAAACTCCTTTAATTATTATATTGACAATTTGCGTAGTAATTTACTTTTTGGTAACAGTGCTGGTAGCACTATGACAAGTACAACTGATAATAATATTGGAAGAAATCTTGCTATTTCAAACAATTCGTTATTATCTTTAAATTCTATTTATTTTGGAACGCGTTTAAATACAAATGACAACGTAGCTATTGGTTATAATGCAAGTACATCTTTAGATTTTGGGCATAACAACACGTCAATTGGCTCCTATTCTATGTCAAATATTGGATTAATTGCAACTGGAGGTCAAACTACCGGTACTCCTTTTCCGGCACCAATCAATCTTGTTGTTGATACACTTAATAGATTTGATGATATAACAAGTGCAAACAACAAAACTTCAAGTTATAACACAGTAATTGGTTATAATACTATGAATAGCCAATACATAGGAAGTAAAAGTTCAAGTAATACTGTTATTGGTGCAAATGCATTTACTAATTTTTTAGCTACTGCTTATGGTATTTATAATCAAAATACATTTATTGGATTCAACGTACAGCCAGTAACTGGTATTTTCAACAACCAAATTGTTTTGGGAACAGTAAGTGAAACAACGTATATTCCAGGAATGTTTAATGTAACAGGTGATGTGTCTTTTAATTCACGGTTTTCTGTTTTGTACGATGTCTCATTAAATAAACGACTTTTTGTTGGTAATGACGTATCCTTTAATCGCAATTTCCAAGTATTAGGCCAGTCGCTTTTAAATAGTGATGTTTCTTTAAATAGTCGTTTATCTGTAGCTGGCGATATTTCCTTTAATAGTCGTCTTTATGTTTCAAGTGATGTATCATTTAATCGTAATTTCCAGGTATTTGGTCAATCTCTTTTGAATAGTGATGTTTCTTTAAATAGTCGTTTATCTGTAGCTGGTGATATTTCCTTTAATAGTCGGCTTTTTGTTTTCAGCGATGTATCATTTAATCGTGCGTTACAGGTGTCTGGACAATCTATTTTTATTAGTGATGTTTCTTTGAGTAGTCGTTTATCTGTAGCAGGTGATGTTTCCTTTAATAGTCGTCTTTTTGTTTTAAGTGATGTATCATTTAATCGTGCGTTACAGGTGTCTGGACAATCTATTTTTATTAGTGATGTTTCTTTGAGTAGTCGTTTATCTGTAGCAGGTGATGTTTCCTTTAATAGTCGCCTTTCTATTCTAAGTGACGTATCATTAAACAGGAATTTCCAAGTATTCGGTCAATCTATTTTCCAGAATGATATTTCGTCAAACACACGACTCTTTGTAGGTGGTGATGTTTCTTTCAATAGTCGCCTTTCTATTCTAAGTGACGTATCATTAAACAGGAATTTCCAAGTATTCGGTCAATCTATTTTCCAGAATGATGTTTCAATAAATACCCGGCTTTTTGTATCTGGTGATGTTTCTATGAATTCACGTTTGTCAGTTCTAAGTGACGTTTCATTCAATCGAAATTTGCAGGTGTTTGGTCAATCCATATTTCAAAACGATATTTCTTTGAATACACGAGTCTTTGTTGGTGGAGATGTTTCTTTTAATAGCCGCCTTTCAGTTCTAAGTGACGTATCGTTTAATCGTAATTTTCAAGTAGTTGGTCAGTCTATCTTCCAAAATGATGTGTCTATGAATAGGGTGTTTATCGGAAGTGATTTGACTGTATATGGACGACTCAACGTAAATAACTATACCAATACGTCTATTATTAATATGACTACAACCAACTATTCAATAATTATAACCGAAGATATGTCCTTAAATGGTCGATTAGTTATGGGAGGCGATGTTTCTATGAATCAGCGATTGTCTGTACAGGGAGATGTTTCTTTTAATGGAAGACTTAATATTCAAGGCGACGTTTCCATGAATAATCGATTAGCAGTTACAAACGATGTCTCATTTAATAAAAATTTTCAAGTCTTTGGTAAATCTATTTTAAATAACGATGTTTCTATGAATAATAGTTTGACAATTGCACAAACGTTATACGCAAATCAAATGAGTTTGGCAGGAGATTTGAATTTATCAAATCGTCTTAGTATAGCAAAAGATGTATCGGCAAATGGCAATTTTCAAGTTGCATTACAAACACTTTTAAATGGAGATGTTACTATGAATAATCGGCTTTTTATTAATGGGGATGTATCTATGAATTCGCGTCTTTCTGTATTAAGTGACGTTTCATTTAATCAACGTCTTAATGTAGCAGGCGATGCCTCTTTTAATTCACGATTATATGTTGGTGGCGATTTATCATTAAATCAACGATTATACGTTATGGGAGGTTCACTTTTTAAAAGTGACGTTTCTATAAATCGGTTACTTGTTAATAATATTATTTTACCGACTAATAATTTATCTGTATCAAATTTAACAAATTCTTCAAGTTTAAATCTTACATTTAACGGTGATAACGATAGTGGCTTAACTTCATTTAATTTCTATATTGATAAAACAAGAGATAATTTCCTTTTTGGTGTAAACACAGGAACAAATATTATTAGTTTTCCCAATTCCGTTTTCATGGCGAGAAACCTTGCCCTATCAAGAAATTCACTTTCTTTCTTATCTAGTACCAGTAACGTTAGTGATAATGTAGCCATGGGGTTTTCTACTATGGGATATTTGGGGATAGGACATAGTAATACAGCAATTGGTTCACTTGCAATGGCTAATATGGGTTTATATACAAACAATGGTTCGTCTATAACAGTAAATGGTAGTATTCCAATAGCATATAATGTTCCAACATTTCCAAGTGATTCGGGAACCATTAGTAATAATACTGCCATTGGCTTTGCTACCATGGTCAGCAATAATATATATGGTTCTAGTAGCAACAATACGGTTTTAGGTGCCAATGCTTTTAGTGCTGCAACAAATACATTAATAAATCCTAATATCGTTCCTACATCAGCTGGTATTTATAATATGAATACTTTTATTGGTGCTTATTGTCAGCCAATAACAGGCATTTTTAATAATCAAATTGTTCTTGGCACCTCAACCGAAACAACCTATATTCCTGGAAATTTACGAGTTTTACAAGACGTATCTTTAAATCAAAGTCTATGGGTAACTGGAGACGCATCTTTTAATAGACGCGTTTATTTTGGTCAAGACGTATCATTGAATCAACGTTTATTTGTGAGTGGAAACGTTACTATGAATCAAAATTTGACCGTTGGAGGAATATTCAACGTTACTGGGTCTTTCAATGTATCAGGATCTGCTTACTCGGCAAACTCTATACCATCTAATGCAATTAATGGATTAGATACTGCGTTGTCTGCAGCATTAGGGAAAGCACAAGCTAGTAACAGTGTTTCTAGTGTAACTGCGGAAATATTGCCATTTGATGGAGAAAATAATTTTGCCACAAATTGGAATCAGCTTGCTAGTATAAATAATGCTAACCACTCTTGGACATCTGTCGCAATGTCATTAACAGGAGAATATCAAAGTGCGGTAGATTATGGTCCTAATTTTTCATCTACTGTAGGTGGATATATTTATACTTCATTAGATTACGGTAGTACATGGAGTCAGCGTGGTGAACAAAAAACATGGATTGCCATAGCAATATCTTATACTGGTCAATTTCAAACTGCTTCGTTTGCAACTGGAACTACTCCAGGATATATTTGGTTATCTTCTAATTATGGTATCAATTGGAATCAAGCCGGTGGGTCACCAAATGTTACCGTAAATTATTTAGCTTCAACATCAGCTGGTGATATCCAATACGCCAGTGCAAATGGTGGGTTTTTTTTAAAATCTACTAATTATGGTGTAAATTGGTTTCAATCAACTATTAATGGTACAGGCTCCGGTCTTTGGCAAACCATATCAACTAATTCAAATGGTCAATTTGTATGTTTTGCTGGTAACTCTACTTATATTTTTACATCTGCCGATTATGGCGTTACTGTTAATCAGGCAGGTAATGTAGCAGCAAATTGGAATTCTTCTTCTGTTTCCTATTCTGGTAAATATATGATTGTTTCTGCTGGGGCATATACTTCTTCAAGCACAATTGTCAAATTAGGTTCTGGTGCCACAACAAGCATACCAGGAAATTTATACATGTCTTCTAACTTTGGTTCGTCTTTTTATAAAGTTAATCCTACTGTAACAACTCAATGGACTTCCGTTTCTATGGCAGGAACTGGTCAATATATAGTTGCCACAACGCAAGATAATGTTACACAGGGTGCTCCTGGACCAATTTATACTTCTTTAAATTATGGTCTTACATGGAGAATTAATCCAAATGCTCCGTTACAAGATTGGTTTAGTTGTGCTATTTCTTCGACCGGACAATACATTACGGCCGTATCGCCTGGGTCAACTGCTCTTGACAGTGGGTATATTTATACATCTTTAACTCCTTATTTTAGTCAAGCAATATCTGGATACTTAACTACTAATGATTTAAATGTTACCGGAACTACAAGTTTAACTGGTCCAACAAATCCATTTAATATGCTTGATGGTTCAATTATTACAACAGGATCATTAGCTTTGGATAGTTTCAGTTATTTTACTAAAAATTGGTCAAATAAAAATTCACCTGGTGTTGCTATAACGGCTTTGGCTATATCACTGACCGGTCAATACCAATCAGGTTGTTATACAACATATATTTATTATTCATGTAATTATGGAAATAATTGGACATCAATAAATGTAACTCCTGGCGGCACATTTCAAGGAATTTGTATGTCCGCTAATGGCAAATACCAATATGCTTGTTCAAGTACATATCCTACTGTAACTGGTGGTAGTGCTTTTATGGGAAATATTAGTAAATCAACAAATTATGGTGTAAATTGGATTTTTATTGGTGGTACTTTATCTACAAAATTTTGGACATCAATCAGCTGTTCTAGTAATGGTCAATATATTGCTAGTGTTGCTAATGGTTCAAGCGGAGATTATATATATTTTTCAACATCTTATGGTTTATTTTGGACTTCATTAAATTCAATCGTGTTGCCATATACTTATGTATCTGTTTCTTCATCTGGTCAAAACATTTATGCAGTAACTACTTATCCGGTTGATGGTTATATTTATATTTCTAATAATTATGGTATAAAATTTACAAAGGTAACATCAAATGCACAATATTGGACTTTTATTTCTTGTTCTTCTTCTGGACAATATGTTGGTGCACTCGCATCAAATCAGGCGTCTATCACACCAGACAACATTTATATTTCATCTAATTTTGGAAATTCTTTTTTGCCTTTTGGTCCAACTATGTATGGCCAAAGCATATCTATTAGCTCTAGTGGTAGATATATGATTGTAGTTACACAAGGACCTTCAATACCTAGCAATGGAAATATGTATTCATCTATTGATTTTGGAGTGACTTGGTCTATTATGAACACGCTTAATTTGGCATTTAATGATGTTTGTATCTCTGGTTCTGGACAATATATTACAACTGGACACTCAAATGGTATACATATATCTACAACGCCTTTTCCTTCATTGTCTATTTCAAATAATTTATACGTAGGTTCAACAAATCAATTAATAATAGATATAAACGGTAATATTATCACTACTGGTACAATTACTGCTGCTGGAATAACCGCTTCTGCTGGATCAACAACTTCTATGCCTTCTTTATCAATCAATTCTAGTGGTTCAATAACAGGAGGCACTGCTGCGTTAACCATAAATAGTTCAAATCAAGTTTTAGTATATGGTAATGGTCAAGTAAGTGCGGTTTCCTTCAATGCCACTTCAGACCAACGCATCAAAACAAATATTATTGAAATTAGTGCATCTTTTGCTCTGGATACCTTGAGAAAGTTACAACCCGTAAGTTTCAAATATATTAGTAACAATGCGGATTCTAGACCTAATTGGGGGTTTATTGCTCAACAAGTTGAAAATGTATTAGATTATACTATATCCAAAACTACTAATTTTATTCCAAATATTCATGAACAAGTTTCTACGAATGGCAATACGGTGGTATTAAATAATAAATATGTTACGGATTTATCTTTTGGTGATTATCCAATTAAATTGCAATTTTTAGATGCAAGCAATAACACATTTTATAAGACGATTGATAAAGTAATTGATCATAAAACATTTACTCTTACAGAGGCGTTTGAAAAAACCAACATTCATGAATTGTTTTTATATGGCCAAGAAGTCAATGATTTTTTAACTATTAATAAAGACTCTATTTTTACAATTACTACGTCTGCCCTTCAACAAGTCGACAAAGAACTACAAGAAACAAAACAAATTGTTGCAAAACAACAAGTCGAAATCGATTTGTTAAAGTCTTGTTATGAAGAATTGTTAGAACGTCTTCAGAAAGACAAAATTTAATAAATATAAATAATAATATTCTGAATAAAAATATTATTATTATTTTATCTTATTCAATTAGCCATTTTACATTTACACGCATATGTATATTTGGCACTATTTTGTGCACATATACATCCATTTTTTAGATTGAATTCTCTTTTTTTAATCTGTTTTATAGACAAAGGAACCGGAGTTGGATTATTATAACCTTGTGACATAGGAATCCGATTTGACCTAGTATTTGTACCAGTGCAAATTTCAAAAGTAGGACAATTTGTTGTTATTTTTTCCATATCCATTACTATTTGTTTACCAGGTGGCGTTATTTGATGATAAATTATTTTGTTATTTGTTATTGAATTTTCTAAAGAGTATTCTACAAAATCAGTATAATTTTGTGATTTTAATACTGGTGCATTTTGTGAATTTAAAACGTTATTTTTTGCCCCTGAGTTATCTATTCTTAATTGTGTAGCTATCTTTTTATATTTTATATAATCACTTTGGGACATTCTATAACTTATCTTGATAAAAAATTATACTAATATGCGTTTTGTTAAATAGTAAATTAAGTATCCAAATATTCCACCTATAAATGATCCTACTGATAATTGTTCAAACGTATGGCGACGATAAGACCATCTTTGATATAGTGTTGATAATACAATAAGTATTTGTACACCAAATAATAAAGTAGATGGTTTTACAAAAAACAAATATGCAATACTATAAAATCCGCTTTGAGCATGAAAAGAAGGCATGCCGTATAAATCTTCATGACTGTATGATTCATTTATCAAACTTTTTCCGTTATTAGGTCTAGGCTGTTTTATTGCATTTTTCAGAAATTGATTTATGTATTTATTGATTACAAAACCAATTATGTATGCATATAAAAATGGTTTTTGGTTCCATAATTGGGAAACGCATATTAGTGCTATTATTAATGGTCCAAAAAAACCTACAATACCTGCCGTTTTTTCCCCATCACTAAACAGTTTGGTCATTATATTTATATTTATGTTTGGCAAATCATTGGTCTTGAAGAAATCCATTTCTATATAATAAGACTGTGTATTTCGTTTGCCCATTTTATTTGCCCGCTGTTAATTTATTTAATTGTTCAACAACAATAGAAAAAGACCAATTTGCGTTATTTAAATCGACTTTGTTTCCGCGATCACTTATTAATGAAACAGACATACGACGAATGTTTACTGGACCAAAATAATTTCTAGATTGATTTTGTAACGTACCACCATATTCCATATAAGAAGAACCGTTTGATAATCCAGCGACTTTCATTGGTAAAATTGCAAATACATCTTTTGCAAAGGGACCCGTTCCGTAACTTTTTGCACTTACTGTAACACCAGTAGCTCCTGTATTGTATTGATTATTTGCTATAGATGTCAAAGAATAAATCTGTTTTGTTGTCAAATGAGAACCATCTGTCACTAAAGAAGTATTATAAGTTAATTGACCACTAACAGGGTCACAAGTAAAACTACTCTTACTTCCATATGCAGGTAAAGGTATACTTTTATCACGGTCTGATATTGTTACTAACCCATCATTCAAATGATTTTGATTAAAATCATCTAAACAAATTAAAAAATAATTATATAAATTTGTACAAACACCAGTGTCGCCTATAATAGTAACTATGTTGTTATTTATACTATATAGTTCGCTTGCTGAAGAGTATAGTGCACTATCAGACAAAGGATAAACAGTATATTTTCGATATCCTAAAATCCAACCTAGGGTAGAATCCCATGTTGTATTTTGGACACTCGATGTTCCTACATAACATCTAACAAAACTAAATTCATCATAAAAAACTAAGTTGTAGTCACTTGACCTAAAAATTCGATTTATATTTATTCGCATTTTTAAATAATTTTTATTTCCAATATAATAAGTCGAAAGTGTACTACCGCTAAAATATAAACTAGCTTCAAATTGTGAATTAACAATAGATATTAACTCGTTTACTGTAATTAACAAGGTATCGCTTTTTTGGGTAAATTTTAAAATATCAATTTGCAAATCATTCGCACCAGTTTCTGTTTCCACTCCATCTTCGTATGCAATTATGTCTATGATGTTGTTTTTACCACGTTGTACCGTTAAAAGATTAGATATAATAGGAGCAACTCCGGATACAGTAATATCTTGAAATTTATTAATAGATAATATTTGTATTTCATTGTTATTAATTATAGGGTTAGTTTGATATTGAAACGCAGCTTCTAGGCTATAATCCTGATTGAACATAGAGGTATCAATAAATAGGTAATTTCTCCAAGATGCGTTTGTTGGGTTTGGATCACTAAATTGAACACTATAATTTTTTGATACTAGTTTTTTAGCAATTTTAATGTTCAAAAAAATCTGATAACCAGTTTCTGTTATAGTATGTGATAATTGAGTTTCTGCAAATATATTTCTTCCCGAAATTGGATCAACGTAATTATTAAACAAATTATTTACATCAGCTTCAAAAAATATATAATCGGTATACGATTGGTCTCTTCCAAATTTTAATTCTATTGGTAAGTCATTTCTGTTTCCTGCAGTAGAACCAGTTTTTGGGCGTATTACTGCTAAAATTGTATCTGCGGTTACAAACAAACCACCAGTATTTACAAACGCATTATATTGTTTGGTCAAATCAACCAATAACGACTTATTAGTCGTTGCTGTGGGATCAATAAGTTTAATATTATTTGTATTGAAAATAGAATTAGTCAAATCCATTACATAGGTAGTTTCATCAAATATTTTTTCAATATCTAAATATAAATTAAATACTCCTTTTTCATCAATGTACGCATTAGTGCCTGCAGTACCACCTAATTTTTTTGAATTTAAACTTCCTCCATATTTTATATCAGCATCGAGAATTCCTTGATTAATTGCATTAACATAATCAGTTAATGTCGGAAATGGCAAATAATTAATTCCATCTGTTGCAATTTTAAAAAATGGAATTTTTATAGTTATGTCATTTTCAGGTAAAATAAATCTAGCATGTACACATTTTAAATAAATATTTACATTGTTATCTAAGAAGAAAGTTTGCGGTTCGTTCAAAAGCGGTTGTTCCGCGTAAATACTATTTGTTTCGTAATACGTTATTGATGATTTGAACCGAAAACAAGATTGCATGCCTTTCCAAATTGGTAATGGGAAAGCATTGGAAACGATTGATTGTGCAATTGATTGATTTTCGGTTGGAAAAAATATAGCTATTTTAGAATTAATGATATTATTAGTTGTTTTTCTGTTAGGTTTTATTTTTAATTCAAAATAAGAATTGTTCGGATTATTTACATTAAATCCATTATTATTTGGGTCAATATTTCGTCTTTTAATAGATGACCCTAATAAATATGTATTGTCCAAATAGTTTGAATTATGAATTTGATTACTTAAATCTGTAATTAATTCGTTTCTGGTACGTAAACTAGGCGTTGTATAACTAAATTTAATATCAAATTGTTGGTCTACAATTGAAATTCCAGGAGTATATTCTTTTGGACCAATATATTTAATTACTGTGAAATAGTTGTTGGCTATATTTGCGGTAATTATTGTGGATGCAACTGTTTGAGATTGAGATACAGTATAAATACCAGTTGACTGGTTTAAAGAAACAATTGTGGTTCCGTTTATTACGCCTGTTCCCGAAATCGTTTGACCTATATAAATTTCTCCACTATTAATTAGTGAAACGGACATATTTGTGTCAGTAATAGAAGCTGTGAAAATAGCAGTTAGCTCATAAAGTAAAAAACTTTTTGTTTCATCTTCTGGATTTGTTGTAATTATATTCGCATCTTTTAACAGTGGAAACGTAATAGTAGATATTACCGAATTTGTAAAATATTTATTAGTTTGAAACCCTAAAAACGCTGGAATACTGCTCTTGCGATTGTCATCAATTTGATATGGACTAGTAAAATAAGGAAAGTTTATATAATAACTATTTTCGTTATATTTTTTTTCAATATCAATAGTTAATGATGAAAGAGATGTATTTGTATCATAAGTTATTCCTGATTTTAAAAAATTTACATCTTTGTAAATATCGCTACATTTTGTAATTGAATTATTTACAGCAGTCGATAGCTCACCTGGACTATAATTTCCAGAATTTATTGAAATTTGTATGTCGTGGTTTCCATTTTTTATACCAGGACTATTCCCTTTCAAATAAAAAAAATTGCACCCAAAACTTTTGCCAATAGTATACCAAGTATAAGGAATTTGAAATGAATATAGTTTTATTGATACTACGTCTTTTAATGGTTCAGACAAATCAAACGAAAAACTTGTTGTTAATGATGATTTATCTTCACGGTATTGACTATCTACACTTAAAATACGCGTTGTGGTTTGTTTTAAAAGGGGGTTTAATGCGTCTTTTGCATATTCAAGAGTTTTTGTAAAAGCTACATCTTTGTTTATTAATTTTGATTCTGCAATTTTATCTTCAGATGGTTTGATATTTTTGTCATAATTAATAGAATATTCAGGTATACTTACATTTCCACTGGTTAAAACGTTACCAATGATGTTATCATTTGACGGTATTTCGTCCCTCGTTATACTATTTCCGCTTATAAGATTTCCTAGTAACGAAGTTGGTGTTGTTTTGTTACCTACTATTAAATTGCCCGAATTTATAAATCCTGGTGATTTATAATTATTACTAATATAATTTGCAGTTGATTGCTCTGAATATTCAGTTTTAAGATTTTCAAATCCTTCGTCTTTGTTATCTTGTTCCTCATTATAAAAAAAATGGTTGTACGTTTGTTCAAAGAATGTAACTAAGGCAGAGCTGTTTTCCATGTTACTATATTTGTTGATAAAAAAGATAATTTTGGCTTCTAATTCTCTGTCAGTAGGATTAAACAAATCTAAAATTTCATACAATTCTTCATCGGTATACTCATTTATATTATATAGTTCTTGACTTATTTTATTAGACATGTTATGTAATATACTAACCATTTATATTTTTTAATTATTAATCTAATTTGAAATAGCTAGGGTTTTGGTTGTCATTCTGCTCTTGAACATTTCGCTTATAAATTTTACTAAATCTACTTTTTTACTGCATCTATACAGTATATCTGTTGGAAATGATTTTAACCCTTGTCCTCGTTTCATATGTCGGTTCCCTGTAAAACATAATATATCAAATACTTTCATTATTTGTTCTTCTTTTTCAGACATATCTGCTCTATCAATTCGGTTTTTTCCAACGTATACATAGCGATTATAGTTTCCATTATCATAAACATAATATTTATTTAAAATTGGATGATTACGAACTAATCCTATTCCCATAATTTGATTTGTATCATTATTCATTTCTAAGATAAACATTACCGAGTCATTGGGAATAGATTGCGAAATTGGGTCTGGTGAACAATATATACAACTTACTTGGTTATGTGCCTGTCTATATCTTGAGTTCTCAGACCACGTACTTTCATTAAACCGGGAAGTCAATATAAAATTACGTAATTGGTTTTTATAATCTTGAACGCATGTTTTGTGAATTTTGGTTTCTGTTGGAATGATTGGTTTCATATTTATACAATTTTTAATAGAGGAAAAACAATATTCAATTTTTTGAAAAATATAGGGCGGTATATAAATGAACAATTTTTTTGATGAGAATTTTGATACAAATAGCGATACTTCTAGTAAAAGCCTTGACGAAATTAACATAGATATGAACTACAGTAATCCTATTACTATAAACAATATACAAGGTGAAAGTAATCTAATTCAGTATACTGATTCTAGATTTGCTTACAAAACAAATAACGTTACTTTTATCAATGAAGAAAACGATACTCTCTATTTTGAAAATGTATTTAATTTACATGAAAATGCTCTTCGTAGTAACAGCCCAATAACTATTTCAAATTATGGTAGCGGAAGCGATAATGGTAGTGGTAGTGGTAGTGGTAGTGGTAGTGGTAGTGATAACGAAAGTTTTGAATTTATAGATAAAAAATATAAACAGATGACTTATCATGAAATTGAAAAAAATATTGACAAATATTATGATGATATAATTGATAATAAATATTCTAGTGAACTTGATATTCTTACTACCTACGTAAGGGGTCAGAAAAATTTATTTATCCAATCGAAATATCTTACGCAAAAAAAACTAAGTTGTTTGGTATTTCCTTCTTTTTTTTTTACTGCATTAGTATCTATTATAGCACCATTTATAAATTGTCTACCATGGAGCAGTGCGTTTATATCTGCTATTAATGCGATTATTGCATTATTTATATCTCTCAATAATTATTTAAAACTAGAATCTTCTGTTGAAATGTATTTACAAATGGCAAATCACTATGACAAATTAGAAACGTCCTTAGAACTTACAAATAGTAAGTTGTTGTTTTTAGAGAAAGAAAGTGAAAAAAAAATATTAGTTCTCAATAAAATCAAAGAAATTGAAAAAAAAATGAACGAAATAAAGGAAACTAATAAGATACTTATACCAGAAGAAATAAAAATAATTTTTCCTATCATTTGCAATAGTAACGTTTTTTCGTTTATAAAAAAAATTGAAATATATAAAAAAAATCTTATTGTCAAGTTTAAAGACGTTAAAAATGAAATTAGATATATACTTTTCAAGTCAAAACAAAATAATTCTATGGTAGCAATAACGGACTCGGAAACATGTAAAGAAAACTCTAGATTAAACTTTTTATATCAAGTCAAGGACAAGATTAAAACGGAAATTATTGATTATCGAAATGCCTATAATTATATTGATGATTTATTTTCAAAAGAAATTAAAATGGCAGAAGCAAAGAAAAACAATTGGATTTTCTATTACTGTTTTTTAATTAATTTGTGGAAATCTAAAAAAAAACCCATGTTTACAAAATTGAAACAGGGTAATCCCGTGATTGATAAGTATTTTGAATTTATATTTGTGGATGAGTAGATACTACTTTCCAATACCATGGCATATCATGTACAATTTTTAATGAACCAAACGTTTCTAGTTGATTTTTTAAATTCACGCTGTTTTCTTCTGTATCATTCCATTGAAATTTTATTATAATTCGTTTATATTCGCTATTATTTCTTAGGGGAATTTCGGTTATTCTGTCTATTTTTCCCATATCTAGACTAGATATTATTTTATATATGTAGGTTTTAGGTATGGATATTTCCATCCTTGGTATACATAGTGACGATATCATTTTGTATTTGGCTTAGTTTTGTTTAAAAATTATTAAAAGAATTGCTTCTCAATTTTTTCAATATATTTCAGGTTTGAATCCATTTAAAAATAAGTATTTGTTACTAGTTATATGAACGTAACACAATTTTTGTCTGAGTGTGTAAAGCATAATATTCCTATTTCTTTTTCAAAATATGGTGATGGTGAATATAACTGTGTTCAAGCAATCGACCAACATAATTGCGATAACGATACATATACACAAAAATTAAAGGATAAACTTATTGACTCTTTTAAATATATGATTGATGAAACAAATAATTCGTTTATTGGACTTTGGCCAGATAAAATAAAACAATATTTTTGGGAGTCTCTTGTTCAAAAAAAATTACGCTGGGCGGATTACCATTCTATTATTTTTCGTAATGAAGATTTTGGTGAAACTAGTTCCGTATTAGATTCTAAAATTGAATTATATAAAAATATAAAATTATCCCCTTTAAAAAAAATAATTATTTGTAATAAGTTATTAGTCAAAGCAGCTTCGCTACTTGATATAGGGTTCACCGTCCAAATTCCTTTTAATAATTGGTTTGATAAATACTGTGAAACGGTTATTGAACAAACCGCAAAAATTATTGGAACAGATGGAAATCATATTGTTATTACTTGTTGTGGAATGGGTGCAAAGGTTATTATTTGTGAATTAAAAAAACGTTTTCCTAAGGGAATTTATTTAGATTTTGGTTCTGCACTTGATTTATTATGTACAAAAAAAGATTCAAGAGGAAGTGCTTCTTCGTTTAATTATAATAATTTATTAGTTGCCTTTAAAGATTTATTGCCTCCAGATTGGGAAGACAAAAAATATAATCCCATTTATGAAGAGGCTCAAAAAAAATTAGGTGTTCATATTCATTCGTTATCTAAAAATAACATAAAAATTGCCAAACATATTTCTTTTTTTCTTTCTGATTCTACTGTTGGACGCGTTGCTTATTTAAATCGTATTATAAGTGAAGCAAATACCTACGATTGTTTGAATGTTGATATATTTATTCATGTAAATAACGATTATCCATTAGACTGCTTACAATTACTTGAAAATAAAAAAGGTCTGGTTCAAATTGTATGTCACGACTTGACAGATATACATCCTTTTTATTTGACCTGGAAATGTAGAAAGATGTTAAAAGAACAACGTTATAATTATGATGTTTTTATGCATATAGAAGATGATATACTGATTCCATGGAAAGCAATTGATTATTGGTTTTCCTACAAAGATTTGGTAATAAAATCTAATAACAACTTGGGTTTTTTGCGCGTAGAAGTTGATAAAGGCGGCGTCGAATATTTGGTTGATATAAATGAAAAACTAGATGCAACAGTCACGTTAAACGATATATTATTTACAAATAATAATAAAAATCCTTATTGTGGCTTTTGGATCTATGATAAAAAAGAATTTAATCGGTTTGTAAATAGTCATTATTATGACATTGCAAATATTGAATCTTATAAAATTAGAGAAAAAAGTGCGGTTGGTCTTCATGGTAAACATTCATGTTGGTATGATACTACTATTATTCCTGTTATTAATGAACAACCGCACGAATCGTGTAAAATATATCACTTGGCAAATAATTATTTAAATAAAAAATCTATGTTGTTTTCAGAAATTCTTCAATTCTCCTGAAACTGCAATATTTCCAGCAATTCCAATTTTATTGTCGACTTCCTTTTTTTCTTCTATAGTCTGTAAAAAATCTAAAAAAATTCTTTCGTACGCAATTGCCTTTATAAATTTTTTTTCTGAAAATAATAAATAATTATACCATTGTTTTGTTTGTAAAAATGGCAATTTATACAGAGAGGTTATGACATTTTCTTCATCTATATATTTAAATACTGCATAATTATTAATAAATTCTTCATAATTGAATTCGTTTGTTAGCCAGTATCGTCCGCTTATTTTAAATAAATTATTAAATAAAATTCCCGATGTAAATAAATGATGTAATGCAAAAATAGTCATTGTCCCTTCTCCCATTGCCTTTGATTGTGTAAACATTCGATTTATTAATTGCATATCATTTGTATCGCATAAATTCAAAAATATATCTGTGTTTTCTTTAAAAAATTCGGATTCTTCTTTGGTTAATTGAGAACATTCTACTACCATAATTTTATTAGATGGTATTTTTTCCTTTATGGTCGCAATTGTTTTTTTTGTTTGCTCAAAACGTTCATCCTTATTATATATACTGCGAGTATTCGTATAAGATAATGGAATTGGCGGCGTGTTTATAATTGATGTAATTAACGTTATATTCATAAAATATATATAATCAATTATATATATTTTTATATAGATATGAAAATCCTTTGTTATAGTGAGGGATTACACCACAAAAATTTACATGCATTACAAAATTATAAATCAATTGATTTTCATATTACTAATAATTTTAATGAAATATTGGAATCTGATTTGTCTGCATATGACGTTGTTTATAGTCCATCTAAGCCATTAAACGTTATTCATTTTCCTGATACAAAATTTATATTTGGTCCACATTTTTCTAATTTACCAAAAACAGATATTTCACATATTAAACAAAGTAATTCAATTTATATACAACCAAGTGATTGGGCTGTAAATATGTGGAAAAAATATTCTTTCTGCAATGGTTTAAAAATTAAATCTTTACCGTTTGGCGTTGATACAGATAAATTTAATCAACTTGTCCCCATTTGTAATCGAAACAAGGGATTTATTTATTTTAAAAATAGAGACCCATTAGAGTTGCAATTTCTTGAATATTTGTTATCTTTACAAAATATTGAATATACATTATTTGATTATCAAACTCGTTACGAAGAAACTGATTATTTAGATTGTTTACATCAATCTAAATTTGGCATATGGTTGGGATGCCATGAAAGTCAAGGATTTGCGTTACAAGAAGCGTTATCTTGTAATGTTCCCTTATTTGTTTGGTCTGTAAAATCTATGAACCAGGAGTATGAATGCAACTATGAAGATATTAATGCCACTACTATACCTTATTGGAATCAAAACTGCGGAGAATATGTATATGATATTAAGGATTTCCTAATTAAATTCAATAATTTTTTGTCAAAAATAGAAACCTATCAGCCACGGCAGTTTGTTATAGATAATTTATCTTTTACCAAATGCGAGCAATTATTTATAGAATTGTGTAATCAATTTTGATGACAAATAACACATGCATATGTCATCAAAAAACCAAAAACTGTAGTTGTTTTTATTTTTTCCCAAAGATTAACATAGTTAATCGCTGTCTCGAATAAAATGAATCCAAATATTTATTTAAAATTTTTTTGAGCTAGACCAGTTTAGATGTGGTACATAGATAATATGGTTATCATATGAATTTACACGATTAGCTAAGGAGCTATAAATGGTTAAATTTTGGGCGATTATGCTGTTTCGAGACAAATTATATAGTTAGTTTCTTTTTAAGTTGTTTTGTTTTCTTTATTTGTGTTGCGGAAAGAACCAAAAATACAAATAAAGTAAAAATATAATGGAGGCAGACGATTTAGATATATCCTGGATTGAAGAACAAGAACGTATTCAAAATATTCAAGCTAGCTATTCTAGAGAACCAATAGAATCTATTACTACCTATTTTATTTATATTAACCGAAACCAATATATAGATAAAATTTATTGTGAAAATCAAATATTACAAATAAAACAGGATAAATCTGGTTCTTTTATTAGTCAAGAAACTGTTCTAAAAATTATTCAATCTAAAAAAAAAACAACAGTATTCTCCAAATACAAATTGATTGATATTTTACTATACAATGTTGATTTAGACCCAGAACGTATACAGGATTATTCAAATGATACTTTTGAGAACAATTCCACTTTAAAACCTGTACCAATTTTTGATGAAATTTTTATTACGCCATCTATTTTTATTTTTCATAGCATAAATTCACTTTATTTTGTTTTTCAAGAAGTTGAAATTGAAAAGGTACATAATAACCGCCGTAGTTTAAAATCTATACTAAAACTTCATAAGATTCCAACTATAACTAAGAAGGTTCGGATTCAAGATGATAGTATCGAATATTCTAGCAATTATCGTAATCGTATCAAAAAGACCCGCAAAAATATAAAGGTTACCCATATTGAATAATATAAACTATATAAAATTTGGTTGGTTATTTTATTATATTAGGTTATTTTCTTTATGATTTCTGAGGTGAATAATTGTTCTGAGTTTCCGCCTTTATTACCAGTTTGTTATGATGAAATGTTTAAAGAACAAGTTGCTTTTTTTTACTTTCATTTAACTAGAAAAGATTCATCCGATGTTCTCGAATTGTCCAAAAAACTTACTGATGTATTAATGCTTTTAAAAAACCAAATGGATGTTCATGGTAAAACGGATACCTTATTGTTATATTTAGAGCTGTTTTATAGAATGCTTGGACAAACCCGTGATATTTTATTTGGAAAAGGAGAACAAGAACTATCATTTATGATGATTCTATGTTTTTATGAGGTTTTTCCTATATTAGCTATTTACGCAGTTCATCGGTTTGTTCAACCCGTGAATGGATTTGTACCCTTTGGATCATGGCGTGATATTAAATATTTGTGTGAATACATCCGTTTACATTCTAAAAAACGAGAGAATCATGAATTAATACATATTTGTATTAGATTAATGAATTCGCAGTTAAAAAGGGACTTGGAAACATGGAAATTTTCTGTTTTTGCTGGTTCTCGAAACCACATATCAAATGTGGCAAAATGGATTCCTCGTGAGAAAAAGAAGTTTGACTGGTTATTTGATATGCTAGTTATTGATTGGATGAAAATCAATATGCCACATTATTTTAAAAACATATCTACTTCTTGGATTCCCGCATTTACAAAATCAAAGGGCATTTATCGTAAGAAAATAGCTGGGTTAAATAAGTTGTTAGATACTACTGAAATAAAACAATGCTCTCAAAAAATAGATGAATTAAAACCTTCTTCTGTCTCTTGTTATGCGACCTTAAAACAACCTTGGCTTCTAGAGATGGATTCTTTTAAAAAATATTTTGATTTACCCAACTTTTCCAGAAGGGTTGGTTGTGCAAATTTTTATCCTGTTTCTATTTTTGTAAAGCGTGCCGTTTCACTTATTGGTTCTGCTGTTGATAGTTACGATTTTTTATTGTTAAACAAACAATGGAGTTGGTTCTCAAATTCTATTTCCAAACATGGATTTGAAAATACTCTTCCTGTTATCGACGTATCCTTTTCAATTCAAAAAAATGATTCAGAGGCATTTTATTATGCTATTGGATATGCCATTTTGATAGCAGAAAGAAGTTCCTTCGGGAAAAAAATTATGGCTGTAGATCATAACTCTACATGGATAAATTTGGAATCATGCTCCTCTTTTGTTCATATGATTGAGACAATATTTACAAATTTAAAATCAAATTCTAATACAATTATGAATGTAAACGATGCTTTTGATACAATTATGCTGTCGCTTACTTTAACAAAATGCACTAAGCGATTTATTGATAAATCAACATTAATTTTTTTTAGTGATTTTTTACAATACAAGTCAAAACGCTCCCTATCGCGTTTCCCAAATATTGTTTTTTGGAATTTGGGAAAATATAAAATTGGAGAACTGCCTTGTGGAATTCATCATAAAACTCTTGTTTATTCTGGTGTTGGTAATGGTATTCTAAAAGGTCTTCCAGATTTATTAGAAAATTCCAAAATTGGAGGAAAATGTACCATGTTTGAGAACATTTTGACAATATTAAAAAATTCTCGATATGATATTTTGAGCAATTATTTACGTGATCTACAAAAGTAGTAATTTACCACAGGCCATTTCATTTACCACAGGCCATTTCATTTACCACAGGCCATTTCATTTACCACAGGCCATTTCATTTACCACATTCTGCGAGATAGTTTTCTAAGACCTTTGCTCATGCTTTTGCTCATTCTTTTGCCCATTCTTCTCAGTTTCCGTGTGCCCTTACTCATTCTTTTGCTCATACGTTTGCCCATTCTTTTGCCCATTCTTTTGCCCCCGCTCAACTCGGCCAAAGCATCTTTTACCCTATTTAATGTGGCAAAAGCATCTTTAAAACTAGAAAAGGTCTTAATACCTGGACCACTTATCGGGCTTGCTGAAAAATTTACCGTATAAGACCCTTTTTTCCAAGGGGATGGACATGTTGTCTCACTTATAACTTTCATGTATTTTTTACCAGGAATAGCCCCAGTTGGGTCATAACACCCCAAATAAATCTCATTTGTCTCAAGCATTCCTTCACCAACCATGTCACTCATTTTGTATATATATTTGCCCTAAATAATTAACCGCACTACTTATGCAGCTAAACTGTGATTAAAAAACTAGTAATGTGATTACAACTCTCATTTGTAAATAACAGGTATTTATTCATAAACTGACTGCTCTATTTTCTGTTCTTCTAATCTTACTTTGGCAACGCTCTGTTGTTTTGTTTTCATTATTTCTGGATTACGTAAATCGATCGTCAAAGAAGTTTTTAATTGTTTGTTCATTGTTCTCTGAATAGTTCCAAATATCTTATTTATTTCTGAAATTGTATCTTTTGGCAACATTCTTTCTGATGGACTTGAAAGCACAATTGTTTTCAAAAGTTGTTTATATTCTTTCAAAAAAGCAAATTCTGATTCATATTTTGTTAATTCTAGGTTTTCAAATAAAAATAAATAAATAATCGCCATACCATAATTATCCCAAGAATTACGAAATTTTAATAACTCTGTGTAAATGGTTTGCCATGGTTTATTATCATACGTACTAAAAAAATCTATTAATTTTTGGCGGAGCAATGTTCTCTCTTCTGGTAACAAAAGCTCTTTCATTCCCATATTTTTTTCAAAGTATTCATCAATCAATTTGGTTATTTCGGATATTGTAGCATTTTGATTACGTCTTTCATCATCTATTTCGTTTGAAATATATGATTCTATAACTATTTCTATACACCATGGTGCATATTCGTTATAGTAAATATAAAATGCGGCTTTTGGCTCTACAGTTTCTTTTGTATCTATAGATAAACCAAAATCAATGATAATTGGTCTGGAATCCGAGTCTCTTATCATAATATTATTTTCACGCAAATCAAAATGAATAATACCGGCATCTATTAGTTTTTGTAAACCTTCTAACAAAACGACATGGTCTGTTACAAATATTTCCATAAATTGAGGAGGCGGTAATTGTGTTAAATAATCAGCCAAACTAAATTTTCCTACATACAAAATTTCACTTGATTCATAAGAACCCAACTCTCCTGCTTTTTTGTCTTCCTTTAAAAAATTACATTTGTCTATTTCTTCTTCATCAATTGAACCTAATTTTACCTTTTCAGATTTCAGCACTGGTGCAAAATAATCTTCATAATGCAATATCTTCATAATTTTTTTCCCTACCAACGTTTCGTTATTTGATACAGATTTCTTTTTTTGTATCTTGGTAACAAATTGGTCCGGCTGCTTCTCTTGAGTTTTGTTAGGATTTTTTATTAAAAAAAGACAACCGTATGCTCCTTGACTTAATTGTTTTATATGTTCTTGTTTATTTGACTCCATTCTATATTTTCTATTGATAATTTTATAATTATGAATTAGAGTTTGTATTTATTTTAAATCATATTATTTATTTTTTCAAACACACGCTCTTCCAAAATTAAAAATCCACTTGATAAATTTGTATCTATTCTTTTTGTTGCCAAGTAGCCACACTGGACTTTGTTAACGTGTTCAAAATAAGGAATTGCGTTTATCATACAATCCATAACATTTCCTTCTTGTTCTGTAAAATATTTTGAATTTCCGATATTCTTAGCTAAATGTAGTTGAATAACATAGATTAAATGATTTTTTAATATTCTGGTTTCCACATCAGTTTTATACTTTTCTACCATCTTTTCTTTGAATTTCGCATTTTGCATTGATTTTGTAAAATTAACATATTCTCTATATCCCACCTTCAGGAAATTAACAGAATCGTCAATATAATCTTGAAACGATAACTGTGAATAGGTAGATGCTAGCTGGCTCTGCTCATAACTAAGTTTAGGTTGATTTAACAATGTGTTTTGGAAGTTTGTTGATAAATGCAAATAATAAATAAATAAATCATGAACCTTACCAAAAACCTTATCCCAAACTCGCATGTCCTTCTTATGGCGAATCAATGCCTTTCTGTATTCTTGAGTTTCAACTGTATCCAAACTGTTATTACATTCAATGTTTACTTGCCTACAATATTCAACATGACCACAATTTATTAAAATGGTCTTAATAAAATGGACAAATTCACTCTCATAAGAAGGATTCATTCTGCTAACTTTGTTTACGGAGATTAAACCTAATTTGCCGAAAATCAATTTTTTATATTATAGAAAAATGGCGTAAAAGAATAAGTATCTTATTAAATATTTATATTATGAAAATATTTGTTATACATTATGCAAAATTAATTGAACGACGGAAAAATATGGTCATGCAACTTATTACAAATGGTCTTGATGCAGAATTTGTTACTCAATACGATCGAGACCAACTTTCTTCAGAGGATAAAGCAAAATTTGTTACAAAATACAAAGACGATGATATAGCAATTTCATTGTCACACCTGTATTGTTACAAAGAGATTATAAAAAAATATGAATATGCACTTATTTTAGAAGACGACGCGGTGTTTAATAATAATTTTAAAAAGATTTTACTTGATTATATTTGCCAATTGCCAGAAGATTGGGATATGTTGTTTATTGGTGATGGATGTCATTTACACATACCCAATGATGTAATTTGTAAAAGCAAAGGAAATATTTTTAAGAAATGCCTTGAACCTACACTATGGGGGGGAGATGGTGCAACACGGTGTACTGATTCCTATTTGATTTCTAAAAAATGTGCACAAAAAATTATTGACTGTTTTTTGTCTGACAGACATTTGATGGACCATGCGATTGATTGGTGGTTAAATAACGTTTCGCGACATTTTCAATTTAATGTATATTGGGCCGAACCTACTATTGTAACCCAAGGTAGTATGACAATATTTTCAAGATCTCGCATATAGTTTTTAGATTTTGTATTTTTATATATTAGAGGAATTAGAGTAATTAGAGTAATGGACACTGCCTATCTTTGTATAACAAATTTTTCATTGTTTTTTTCATTAATTTATTTTTATTTGCATTCCAAAAAAAATTGTTATGAATACTTTCTCGCACTTATTTTAGTATGTATAATTATTTGTTCACAGCTTTTTTGGAGTAATCCAATACAATATTCATTAATTCATCAAGTCGATGCACTTGTTGCTAAAATCGGTATTTTTTGTTTTATTTTTTATATTGTCTTTTTTAAAAAACACCCCTGGTGGGGATGTTTATCTGCTGGTTTTATAACAGTTTGTATAATAACTTCTTTTTATCTTAGTAATCATTTTTCTAACATTGAATGGTGCTCTGAATCACATATCCTTTTTCATGGATTAATGCACTTGTTTTGTTACGTGGGAACCTTTTTTGCATTTTATTAGCTAGTAGGTTTTATTCGTAAATTTTACTCAATTGCGTAAGTTTCGATTTTGGTTTTTATGTTATAAAACCGATTCTTATAACTCTTCTTTAGCTTTGCAACAATTTCATTCATATTTTTATTGGTTGCACTAGTATTTTGGCCCAACTGATTCAAAAACAACGTCTTATTCTCTGAGCAAAAGTTCTCAAATCCCTTTGCTGGAGAAATTGTACTTTTTATGACATTTTCATTTTTTTGTATATGCTGTTTAAGTTGATTTTTAATATGCTCATCTATTATTGTAAATACGTTTTTTGAAATAGATTGATATCCACGAACGGTTCCCTCATTTTCATTACTTTCATCCGTGAGCGTCTTGGTTTGTTTTTTTCTATAATAATAACGAACACTCACGAACATCTTATTTAAAATATCTCCTTGAAATCCTAGTTCTTGAATACGCTCTTCCTCTTTTTTTAAAATTGGATTTACATCTTCATCATTGATCCAGTTTTCCCAAGCCTCTTTGAAGTCTTTTCTTTCATCAAATTGATGAATTTTTGCAAAGTCAACGAGTAGTTCGGTTACATGTTGGGAAAAGACAAACCTGTGCGTTTGCAATTTTATAGAAAGATTTGTCTCCATTTTTGGATACTGTGTTTGTGTGAAATTGTAATTTGTAAAAGCTTTTCAATTTTTTATATTTTTGTGATGTTGTGATTAATTAGTTGTTGAATTGATATAAAGACTTTTTGTAATGTATTATTGTGGGGGCGTGTATAAAGTGTATTTTTGTTGTGTATATAATATTTTTTTTGCTCTCATTTAATCATCATAATAGTCGTACTGTTTTGGGACAAAAAAGGTCCCATAGTGTAGCGGTTAGCACCTGAGACTTTGAATCTCATAACGCGGGTTCGAATCCCGCTGGGACCTCATCTAGGTCAATTATGCTTCGTTAGCTCAGTTGGTAGAGCATTCGGCTGTTAAAAACTGACTTCATTTATGCGGTTAGGCAGGTACCGAAAGGTCGGCAGTTCGACCCTGTCACGAAGCGAAAATTTTATTTTTTATTAAATAAAAAAGATAAAATACTTTTATATATCTTGAAGATGATAAAATTTGTTATAGACATCAACTAATAATTCTTCGTAATCCTTCATAAAAGGTCCTGGCTCCATTAATTTCAAAAACTTTCCGTGAATTGTCTTCTTATATGTATCTATTTGATCGGGATTGTTTACCAGGCCCTTCACTATTTCAACATATTCCTCTTGTGAGTTTGCTACTAATTCTGAGAGGCCACTATTTTTTAAAAGCGAACAAGATACATTATGTGCATGATAATTATCATGATATAATGATACAAGTGGGACAGAATTAAACAATGCATTACATGTTGTTGTGGTTCCAGAATAAGGAAAGGTATCTAAAAGAACATCTACCATGGAAAAAAGCTTATTATATTCGTCATTTTGAAGTTTGTTTATTATAATGATGCGGTCACGACCTACTTCTAATTTTGATGAATAAAACTCCATACGCTCTTCATTATTATCAAATGTTTCCAATTTGATTAAAATATTAGCATTAGGACACTCTTTTAAAATAATTTTCCAGGTTTCTAATACCGTCTTGGAGTTTTTATTTTCTTTATTAATGGCACCTAATATGATTTTCCCCTTAGTTTTTCTAGGTGTAATTGGACTGTCTTGATTAATAGATTTATATAATAAAAAACATCGGGGTAGTTTTAAAAGTGTCTCTGAATATTGCTGTTTTGACAATGAGCTATCTACTGTCGAATCAGTAATACGATATTGAATGGATTTTAGGCCCGTTGTATTTGGAAATCCCAGATAGGTTATTTGAATAGGAGCCGGATGATATGTAAAGATACCTAGGCGATTATTTACAGTATGACCATTTAAATCAAATAAAATATCAATTCCGTGTTTGTTTATCAGAGTGGCGGCATCTTTATCGGATAAGTCCTTTATCATATGATGGGGTATTTTTAAACTAGTGAATATTTCTGCATCAAACTCTTGCTGGCTTGCGTACAAAACAATCTCAAATTTTGTTGTATTGTGATTTTTTAGAATTGGTATAATAAAATTTGCCACTGCATGATACATATAGTCGCTAGATAAATATCCAATTTTTATCTTACGACTGCTATTGATTTTATTTTGACCAATACTTTTGATGAGCTTTTTTCGCGATTCAAACATAAAACTTGGCATGTCAGGTAAATAATCGTTAATTTTTAAATATTGCTGGAATATCTCGCTGTTATCTGCGTATAAAAAATCCGCATAACACAGTGAATTGCTAAACGATAAAAGCTTATTCCACATATCTAGATTAAATTTATTAGCAAGCTCGACTGCTTTATTTGTATATTGAAGCGATTTTTCTATTTCGCCCATTGCACAAAACACATATCCCAAATCGTGATAGTTTGACCATTTTGCTACCTTTTCGTCCTTTGTATGGCATGGCTTATTGGATGCCTGTTTGATTAGTTTTAATAAACATGGTACGCCATTTTTATAATATAATTGTTGGAAATTACAGCGAGAATAAGTTCCTAAGAATTGAGGGTTATCCATTAGTTTTTGGAAAATGGGACTGTTTTTTATTGGGTCTATCACTTCAAACACTTGTTTGGTTAGACCATTTTCAAATAATATTTTAATTAGTTCCACGATATTGTCATTATGGTTTGGGTCAACTTGATAACAGATTTTGTACCATGTAATTGCTTTTGCTTTGTTTTGAATTTTAAATAAGTTGCCCATCTCATAATATAATTGTGAAGATTCTGGATAAATAAAAATTAATTTTAATAAAATATCTTCTTTGTTTGCTATGTCAAATGTGTTTTTTATGTTTGTTAATCCTAGATTTAGTACATAGGTTCCTATTTGCGGTTTGGATTTGGGGTTCTGGATTAATTGATTATAGGCATTCAAAAAATCAGACATTTTCATATATTGTTTTTATCATTTTAACTATTTTTTACTACGTATTTATATTTATGTCTATCTATTTGTCTGATAGATATTATATGGAAAGCCCATTTGGACAAGGTAACGGCAAAGGTAACGGAACATTTGTTCTCTATTTAGAACCTATTTTGAATACCTATTATAAAACTTATCAAAATGTTATTACGGTTAGTGACATGCCGCATGGCCCATTAGCGGATATGGTTACATTAATAAATTTGCCTAAGCTGTCTTCTTTTCAAGAAGCAAGCGTTTTTTCTTCACCTTCTTTGGGTCGAGGCATGGGTTCTTGTTTTCATGTTCTGTTACGTTATCCAAAATCTGTTTGTTCTGGCAATGGGTGTAGTATTAGTATAGGTAAAAACACAGATATCTTTATGGGTGCGGATGATATACCCTCTGTCTTAGGTTATCTTGTTGCTAATGGTTATAAAGTCGATACTAGTATTACAAAAATGTTACAAAACAGCCGCGTTTTAATTGGCGGAGCTTCGGAACGCCGGTTCTCTGGGGATAGAAAAATGATTTGTTTTGTTGGATAACGACAATTATTTTCTATAGATGTTTGCGTCCCCACTATTTTATTTTTATAATTTATTATTTTATTATGAAAGTTGCCATATTTAATGGGTTTCATTTCCACTTTGAAATGTTTGGATATATTATTGAATATTGTAAACTAAAAAATCATGAGCTTACTATTTTTTGCAGCTTCAATAATTCTCATTTAGGCTGGTTATCACTTTATAATTCTTTTTTTTCAGATTATCAAATAGAATATAAAAGCAAAGATGAATTTATAAATTATTCATTAGAAGAAAAAAACGCCTACGATTTGTTTTTTTTAATTACAGATGATGATTATAGTTTTTGCTCTACTATTCCAGAAATAAACAGAAAAACAATTTGCATTGATCATTATTATAAAGATAGACGGTCTGAATTCTTAAACAAATTGGCTACTCGGCCTTTCGGTGGAATTTATTGCAGGGATTGGGCACTGCCTTGTTTTGCTATTGAAAACCAAAAAAATGGATTGAAATACTTTCATAATATGCCTGAATTACACATTGCGATTATTGGTGGCTGGACAGATTGTACATATAATGTTTCTATCTTACATCGTATACGCTTTCAAGGCAAAATTGTGATTCATGCTATCTCAAAGGATATGGATCACAATAAATTTCAGGGAATAGACTTTAATAAAATTACGGAACTTCGTATTTATAAGCAAATTGATACTCTTTATATGCTTGAAGTCGCAAAAACATGTCACTTTATTTTGACTGATGCAACTAATGATTTTATTTACGAACATGATAGCATGAGTGGTGCCATACCAATGTCTTTTTCATTGTTAATACCACTTATTATATCAAAAAAAACAAACTCTTATTATCAATTTAAAAACGTTATTGAATTTGAGAAACATGCTCATGACGAAATTGTTTTACATACAATTGATTTTGAAGCATTAGAACGAGAGAGAGATGAATTAATTTGTCATTCTTTTTCTATGTTTGATAAGTATATTAGATTAATGTAATATTGTCATAATATTGGTGCAGTGGTAATAATATAAACACGATTTGGTTATATTATTATTTGGGTTTATGGTAAAAGCATTTTATTTAAAGAATGCGTTTTGGGAAATTGATTTTCTGGTACGCGATGTCTTTGTTGGATTAGATGTCAGTTTTTTTAATGAAACTGAACCTATGCTTTTGGAACCAAGCGATATAGGAAATTGTCTTTTAGTTGTCAATGATAGCTATTCTTTGGAACGTGTTTTGAAAATAGTAAAAAAAATAAAACCGGTTTGTATCTTTCATTTATCTGATGAAACTGGCAGTAAATCAGATTGGTTTGTATTAGCTAGCCATTGTACGTATTTGTTTAAACAACATAATCATCGGCATTGCCGAATAGATACCCATCCAAATATTATTCAGTTATGTTTGGGATATGTACCGACCATGTTTGTCGGTTTGTCTACGCCTTATCCGACCATGTTTGTCGGTTCGTCTACGTCTTATCCGACCATGTTTGTCGGTTTGTCTACGCCTTATCCGACCATGTTTGTCGGTTCGTCTACGCCTTATCCGACAACGTCTAATAGTTTGTCGTCTTTTGATTTTATAAATGAACTTATGCCTATCTGTGAGCGTTCGTTAGATTGGGCTTTTATTGGTTCTCTAAAATCTGATCGTCAAGAAATGTGTACTTGTTTTGCCGAGGCATTTACAAAACGATATATTAGTGTTGGTAATAACTCGTGGGATTCAAAAAATCAGATTGTTCGGCCGTCTGATATGGCGGATATTTATCGTAAAACTGTGTTTGTACCAATAGGGCGGGGGTGGGTAACTCTTGATTGTTTCCGGTTTTATGAGGCGTTGTTATGCGGTGCGATTCCTATTGTGGTTGGACCTTCTGATGAAATTGACGTGGCTTATTGTTATGGGGGGAATATGCCCTCGTGTATTCGTGCTTCCTCATGGCAAGAAGCTGTGATTATTTGTAAGAGAATGCGTGATAGTGCGGAGGGTCTTGTTGAATTACAAAAGATACAGAATCAGAACGTGGCTTGGTGGAAAGGACTTGTTTTAGGATATCGGGTCAAAATTAAGGAGGCTTTTACAAAAAAGAAATTAGCAATCGGCGAATGAAAGAAAATAAATTGGTCGGATAAAATAAATATATAGCCGGTCTTTATATTTACTATGTTTTTGTCTAGTGCTTTTTTTATGCTTTTGCCTATTGTTTTTGGTTCTTTTCATGTTCGAGTTGAAAGAGCGGAGGTTTTGAATTTTGTACCATTTATTAAACAGCATGATATTGTAGTTATTAATTACCAGGCATTGGGGTCGGTTTTGTGTATTGATTTTACTCCTACTGAACCACGTAAGTTTGTTAAAATGATATTAGGTGAAAATGTACATGCAGAAATTCGTATTCGGAAACTTCCGATTTGGTCGCTTAATAAGTGGCATAAAAGTCCAAGTATGCGTATTTGTGATATTCATAATCGAAAAGTAAGAAAAATAATGCATAAAGTTGAAAAGGAATGGCCAATAGAAATGAATTTGTTTACGCATAATTGTAAGCATTTTCGACAATTTTTAATTACGGAGTTATCTAATTAAGACGACATTGTTGGTATCGCAATAATATTTGGATTTTTATCTGATGCGGCTAATAATAATATTATTGTGATCGTTATTATAACAAAAATTGTTATCTGAGTTTGTTCTTTCTTTGTTGGAACTATTTTTTTATAACCTTCGACCAGCGTATTTTGACTTAGATAGAGTCCAGTTATTATACTCATTATTAACAATAAAATCAGTAATGTATTTTGGATTTTCATTCGAGTGGTTTTATTAGTTTTTACTGGATATATATATTGCGGAGATTGTCTTGTTTTGATTTTACGTAAAGACGCGGTCTATGATAGTGGGCTGTTGTTTAGGATCGGCTTTGAATTGTTGTATTATGTAATCGTATATTTCTAAATATACTTGGTTATCTGGATATTGGCGGCACGTATAGATATCTATGGCAGCGTAGTTTTTTTCTGGAAAGGTATGTATTGATATGTGGGATTCTGAGAGGAGATAGATTGCGGTGAAGCCTTGGGGTTCAAAAATGTGTTGGGATTTTTGGAGGATTGTATAGTTGTAGGTTTGGCATATTTGGTCTAGAAGATGGGATATTTGTTTTGGGTCGTTAAGAAGTTTATGATTCGTAATATTTTTTATATCACAAATCATATGTTTTCCTGAGGTGGTTTGATTCATTTGTTTTATTGATTTTGTATATAGAGTAGATTTGTTTTTCGGGTGTTTGCGTTAATTTTGGGTATATATCATATATGTCTGATGTTAAATTAACAAATCAATATGTAAATCATTGGAACAAATTATGGTTTTTGTATATAACAAACCATCCTTCTATAAATTGGTGTTTTCCTTTTTTAAGTTTTAATGATAATATTACTATTGAAACCCTGCTAGAATATCCTCATTACAATTGGTCGGTTAATTTGTTTTGTCAAAACAAAAACGTCACGCCCGAAATTATAGAACGGCATCCAGATTTTTTATGGAATTATCAGTATTTGTCGCTTAATAATAATATGACTTGGAATTTTATAAAAAATAATTTAGATAAGTCTTGGAATTTTCAGTTGTTGAGTAAATCTTTGGCAATTACTATTGATATTGTATTAGAGCATCCTCAGCTAGATTGGAATTATACTAATCTAACTTTAAACCCAAACATAAGTCTCGATATTATTAAAAAATATCCACATCTAAATTGGAATTATGAATTTTTAGCTGCAAATCCTAATATTTTTTGGGAAGATATTATTGATCCGTCTAATAATATAATTATGAATTTTACGGCAATATCTAATAATATTAATATAACTCCTTTTATAGTTGAAAATAATCCTGATTATCCCTGGATTTTTGAAATACTTTCTAAAAATGAACATTTTGATTTTGATTACATATGTAATTTCCCTGATAAATCATGGCAATTAGACATATTGGCAATGAATAAATCTATTACATTTGAAAAAATATTACAACAAAAAGATACAAAATGGGGAAATTTTTTGCTTTTGAATGTTGATCTGTTTATTAAAAATAATAAAAATTTTAATTGGTCGGTCTTAGAATATGCTATTGAAAATAACTTATTAAATATGAATAACTGTCTGGATATTTTTCCAAAATCCTTTGAGGACGAAAAAATAGAATATATTCAATATAGAAACAATCAAAAAGATTACGTTAATTTTATATTTGAGGACTTGATGGCCGTTGTATGGCAACCTGCAAATATAGATTTTTTTCAATATTTAGATTCTGATTTTGGTTATAGAAATTTATGATTAGTATTTATTTTTTTTATGGAGAGGTTTGTTACATTTAAACAGATGAACATTTAAAATTGTACGCTCTACTTCCGGGCATGGGCTTTTAAATATAGATTTATTAATATTGATTTATAGGTTTAAAATGATATAAACTTAAAACTTTTCAAAAAATATAAAGCGTTTTCTACTATTGTTTATTATTATGAGCGGATTGTCATTGTTTTATCGTAATCATTCCATTAACCCGCCCGTGGGTAGCATTAATCAATTTTGCGGGAATGGCACTTCTGACCCTGATGGTTGGCTCATTTGTGATGGACAGCCCAGAACAGCACCTAATAATGATGGCCGTTATGTTGATTTAGCTCCGATATTGAATAGTATACAGTCTGGCGTTTATACTGGTAGTATTGCAGGTACTGTTTTAACGGTTACTAGTGTAAATAGTGGAATTGTTTGTATTGGGCAAACTATTTCTGGCACTAACGTTACGGCTGGTACCAAAATTACTGCGTATGGTACTGGAACTGGAGCAACAGGCACATATACCGTATCTATTTCAAAAACCGTTGCTTCTACTACTTTTACAGCAACAACGTCTCATGATTCTAATAATATTGTTCTACCAAATTTAAAAAGTAGATTTTTGTATGGTTCTGCCTCCACCACTTCTGGAATTGGGACATTTGGGGGGTCAGCTACTCAAACATTGACTGCTGCTCATCTTCCTAGTCATACGCACCCAGGAACTACAGATAATGATTCTCCTGATCATACACATACATATAATAGTGGAACAGGAACTGAAGACCGTGTTCGCATATATGGTGGTTATTACGAAAGGAAGATTATAACTACTGCAACGAGCAATCAGGATACAAATCACACGCATGGGTTGGGTCTGTCATCCACCACTGGTGCAGGTCTTCCATTTGGCACTATGCCGCCGTATTCTATAATAAATTATATGATGAAATATTAAAATGTTTTTATACAATAAATCAAACGACAGTTTTATAATTTGAAATTAAATAACAACTTTTTTCATAAAAATATAAAGCGTTTTTAGTAATATTTATTATTATGAGCGGTTTTACTTATAAAAATTATGCTAACGTCCCCCCTGTTGGAACAATTGTACAATATTATGGAATTTCAAATCCAGCCGGTTGGATTATTTGCGATGGACAGCCTATAACAGCACCAAATAATGATGGACGTTATGTTGAGTTAGCCGCATTATTGAATACTATACAGGCTGGCAGTTATATTGGTAGTATTGCAGGTACTGTTTTAACGGTTACTAGCGTAAATAGTGGAATTGTTTGTATTGGGCAAACTATTTCTGGTACCAAAATTACTGCGTATGGTACTGGAACCGGAGGAACAGGTACATATACCGTATCTATTCCAAAAACAGTTGCTTCTACTACTTTTACTGCAACAACCTCTCATGATTCTAATAATATTGTTCCGCCTGATTTAAGAAGCAGATTCTTATATGGTTCTGCTTCCACCACTTCTGGAATTGGGACATTTGGGGGCTTATCTAGTATAACTTTAACTTCTGATAATCTTCCAGCACACTCACATGATGGAGGAACTACTGGGGATAATTTAACTAATCATACACATAATCATAATAGACGTAATGAGGCTGGTGATGCCGTAATGGGTGAGCGCGGAGGGGATTTTACAAGTGTCGGCAATGATGATACGGTGGCTGGCCAAAAATCTGATGGAAATTCTGTTAACCACACGCATACATATACCCTTAATGCTCCAACGGGTAGTGGAAATCCGATTAGTCTTTTACCAGCACATTTTATAATAAATCATATAATTAAATATTAACTAAAAATTTAATCTACAAATAAACATTATACACCTTTGAACATTATAATCCGCACAAAGTGCGGATAGTGTTCAAAGGCAACGTTACCGATAAATCAATTAAGACGCACACGAAGTGTGCGAACTTAAATGTTCATCGGTGTAAACATTATTTTTTAAATATAACACAAGTTGTCCTATAAATTTTCAGATTTTATAATATTTTTCAATTTAAAAAATATAAAGCTTTTTTATTATTTTTCTTATAATGAGTGGCTTTACTTTTAAAGGGAAAGAAGTAGCATATCCCGTTGGAACAATTATACAATTTTGTGGGAATGGGACGTCTGATCCTGATGGTTGGATTATTTGCGATGGACAGCCCAGAACAGCACCTAATAATGATGGTCGTTATTTTTATTTAGCTGACATATTTAATACTATTCAAGGAGTATTAACAAATAATTCTAATAGTGTTACTCCACCTGATTTAAGAAGCAGATTCTTATATGGTTCTAATACTACTAGTTCCAATATAGGAACGGTCAATGGGTCTTCAACTATAAAATTGACAAGTTCTACCATTCCTAGTCATACACATTCAGGAACTACTGGTGTTCAGTCGGCAAACCATGCACATGGAATTACAAGGTTTGCCGAGTCGTCATACGTTAATGTTAACTTAAGGGACGGTGGTACTGCTATTAGGGTAGCAGCGTCCGCAGTAGTTCTTACTACGAGTGGTCAAAGTGCGAATCACAAACATGATTTTACGTCGGCTGCCACTGGTTATGATGCTGCAAGTATAACCCCTTTAAGTATTTTGCCTCCGTGTTTTACAATTAATCATATTATCAAATATTAACGGTTTTTTTAAAATTATTATCAAAATACTAACGTTTCAATTTATGAATCTAAATTGTTTTAACACATCTTAAAATCGCGAATGGTTTTTTTAATTTTATGGTCGCGTTTCTTAATATATGTTATCTAAGAGTTCAGTTAATTTTGAGCGTCAAGTAATTCATTATTCAGGGTTTTGCGTTAAAAATAACCTGGAATTTTGTATAATATCCACCCCGTTATTATGTAGTTGTCATCTGAAATTGGTATTCCTCCTCTATGATAATAAGTTATTGTGGGTATTAATTTCTCTACATGTTAGCTTATCACAAATTGCGGCCTGTCCGGAAATATTTGCGGCTAAAGAATAAGTGCTGCTCATTTATATACATATTACAAATAATAATATTTATGTTGTTTTTATTTTTTTTTGTAATTTTAAATATTAACAATAATAATATATATTAAAAACACTTATTAAATACATCTCTCTATCAATCTCTAGATACATGTATTTCAAGCCCGTTCTGCCAATCATGCTTCTTTTTGCAAAATCTATCGCATTCCAATCCCTCGGTCATAGTCGTTTCAAACCATCCTATATGACGATGCGTCTTAAAAAAACCATGTCCAATAACTATGACCCTGATTATTCTAATGAGTCTGGTGCTTCTAAGGCAAGTGGTGGTTCTCGTAAGTCAAAGTCATTGGCCCCCGTCTATCAACCTCGTTCCGAAAATCAGCGGCAATACGTATCCCATCTCTTCGATACTGATGTGCCCATTGTTCTCGGTATTGGTCCCGCTGGTTGTGGTAAAACGCTTTTTGCATGTGTAACTGCTATTCATGGCTTGAAGAAGGGAACGTTTCAAAAGATTGTCTTGACGCGGCCCATTGTACCCGTGGAGGAAGAGGAGCTAGGATTTTTACCTGGATCTTTGGTGAAAAAGATGGACCCATGGACACGGCCATTGATGGATATTTTTCTAGAGTATTATCCTCAGCATGAGCTCGAATTCATGATTCAGTCAGGGGTTATCGAAATCTCGCCACTGGCTTATATGCGTGGGCGGACGTTTAAACGCTGTTTTATTATTGCGGATGAGATGCAGAATTCTACGCCAAATCAGATGCTTATGTTGACGACGCGTATTGGGGAGGGATCGAAAATGGCAATTACGGGGGATTTAAAACAATCTGACCGTTGTGCAGCTAATGGTCTCTTAGATATTATGAATAAGATTACGGATTTTCGAGAACATTCTAACTTGAATTCCTTGTCTACGAATTCTTCTATTCTTTGTGGTATTGCTATGGTGAAAATGAATAAGGGCGATATAGAACGTAGTCCGATTGTCTCTAAGATTTTGGAGATTTATTCTTTTGATAAATTGGCTGGTCCTGGTCCTGGTCCTGTTCCTGGTCCTGTTTCTGGTTCTGGTGATTTAAATACTCATGTGGCAGAACCTGTGGATGATGCTGCTCTTATTCCAAAACATCATATTTCTCCCCATTTTCCCTAATCGGTTTATTTTACAAGATAATAATTATAATAAAAACATAAATATAAACCCTCTATTTTTATATTTATCATGTTCAGAAAGCCATGGCGTGATTATTTGAGTACCTGTTCTCTATGTGTTCCGTCTTTTGAATCAGATATTGTTCTCGATTCCTCTTTGCAAGAGAATGAAATTTCTATTATTGATCAGGATAATGATTCTAATGATTCTAATGATTCTAAGGCTGAGTGTCATTTGGTTAATAAAGTAGAATCCTTATCTGAAACAATTATTTCTCAGAAAAAGGAAAAAAACAAAAATTATCAATCTGATAATTGCTTGTTGTCATGTAGGCCCGTATTTGTTATTGAAAAAAACCCGATGGTTCATCGTATATTGTATGTTCTATTGTTTTTTTTATTTTGCAGGCGATTGATTGGTTTTTAACCTTATTATACGTGCAATAATTCATTCGCTGGTTTTCGATTCCTTTTTAATTGTGGCCCTTTATACACCCCAACATAAATCATTGATTGTATTAATTTTAATGCATGGGTTTGAAAATATTGATGATATATCGGGGTTCTCGGTATGGCTTCTCGCATTAAATCAAATAAGAGTGTGATTTGATCTACTGCTTGTCTTTTGTTAGAATAAGAGATTAAATATTTTGGATGACGCTGTAAGCAGCTTCGACGTTCTGGAATTTGACCATTATAATTAAAAACAGTTTCATAATAGGTTTTGTAAATATGTATCACGTATTTTTTTAGATTTTTGCTTGTCATTCTTTCTATTGCCTCTGCAAAACTGGGATATTTTGCTACATATAATTCTATTCGAGTTTCTGGTAATAAAAAGCCATGGATATGTCGGATTATATCATCTGGTAACTCTTGAACCTTTTTTATGTCGAGTTCTCTCGATTTGCGTTTCTGGTTCTCAATATTTGTGAGTTTTTTTAGTTGGGCATCGCACTTTTTTCGGATGTTTCGGGTTAATAAATACATATAATCATTGGTTGTTTGTATCCATTTTTCTAGGGCTTCTGGGGTATGGGTATTGGTATGATATCCTATATCAATATTTGGAACAAGTGCACTCATATTTGCTAATAATAAATCGTTGAAGTTTGACCTGTATCCTATAGCTGGGTCATTATTAAAAGGATATCTTATGGGGTCCTTTGGTATAGGAAATTTGGTTAGCATGTTGTATTTTTTTTTGCAGTTTGCCTCGCTGCTGTATGATACTTGATTTGAATTAGACGCTTGTGTGCTTCCATTCATAATTATAAAAAAATGTATATTTATTATTATGGGTTCTGTTTAATCAATTTTTCTTGTTTTTGTTTTTTTGAGGGTTTGAGGTTTTGACGTTTGTTATAACATTGGCTTACGAAGTATTTTCTTCCATGTTTGAATCCGTTTTACTGCCTCTATGTGTAGTGGAAAATAATGGTGCTTTGAATATTCTGTTATAAATAATCCATCCGTGTTGTGTTTTAAAACCCGATTTTGAAAGAGTTCGTTTGCGTTATTAAATGCGTCCAAAACATTCATATTATCATGATTGTTATTGTTGTTGTTTTGGTCCCGTTTGCCGTTTTCATTATATATTTTATAAAGCATGCATCTATCAAAATCATAGGCACTTAATAAATCGGCCTCACGAACCACGTGATATGCCATTTGGTATTCATGGAGTTCTGGAAACCCTTGCTTCTTTACTTTGGAATAAGACATCGTATTGATGATCTTTTTAGTCATATCAATCTCCTCCTTTGTCATTTTATCGTCTAAAAACGCATTAATGTTATAAAGCCCCTCTGATTCGTCTACGTATTTTTTGTCACACATATCATGAATGATTGCGGATACAAAGATTACTTTTGCCTGGCTCTCTAATATAGGATAGTTTTCCTTTTCCGCTTCATAAATATTATTAGCAAAATGGAGAACATTCATACTATGTGCTAATCCATGTGATTCGTCGATTTCGTATTTGTTTGTTGTCATCAAGACAAACTGAAACAGTTTGGTGATTAGCGACATTACTTTAACGGATTTGTGGAGGTTTTTGTTTGAGGAAATATTTTTATTAGATTGTTCAATTTTTTGGTCACATAAAAAATTGAAAAATGAGAACTTTTTGTCTTGTTATATAAAAAGTCTTACAAAGGTAGCAAAGCATGGCGTTTCAAAATATTGTTTTTCTGTGGTGGTTTATCTTTGGTGGGGCGTTGGTTCAAGGCTTTGGCCCAATGGTTCCATTGGGCCCATTAAGTCCGTTGAAGACACTCGTGTCTTTCAGGGCTGTCGGTTCCTCTATTTATAGTAGTATTCTTAAGGATCTGGTTTCTGATAATTCTATCTTTGAAGCAGTATTTAAAAGTCATTTCCATCCTGAAATAGATGCGATCTATCTTGGACTTATTACGGCATCTTTGATAAAAACCGCGGAGCCACAAACACAGAGCCGTTTGTCTGATATTAAAATATATAGTGATATCCATAAGAAAACTCGTATTATTTTATTTATGTTGTCCTTGATTCTCACAAAAAATATTGAGAGTGCAATATAAAAAATTGAGGGTTGGGTGTTTTATTTTTGTTTTTTTTATATATATAATGATGCAATTAGCAATAAATAATTCGGCACGTTTTGCTAGTATTAAAAATGCAATTTATTGGCATAAAATTATCGGTGCATGTGATATTATGTTGGAAATGATTTGCAGTTATCAAAAAAACCGGTGTTATGATTCACCTGATACTGCTGCGTTTTTGCTTTATGTAAAAGCATTTGAGCTTTGTGGTGAGAAGATTGACCGTATTATTCGGCGAAATCATATTGTTGTTGATGGACTTTTGGATACTATGACTGAGGAGGAATTGATTTATCAAAAGGTTGTGGTTGTTCGTGGGGTGGCTGTGAAGAAAAAGGATATGTGCTAGGTATTTCAGTTAGGATTTTTAGATAGTTTTATATTTGTATGATTTTTTTGTGGGTTCTCTCAAATAGAGAAAATAAAATGGGCTTGATTTTTGAAAAAAGGACATTTTTATTTTGTCCTTTTTTCAGAAAGGTCGATTGTGAATTTTTTAGGGGGTACTGTTTTTGGGGGTTTTACTGCATTATGCTTTGATTTTGGGATTTTTAATGTTTTTTTGGCTGCATAACTTTTTCGATAGTTTTTTGATAAATAGGTTAAAGAGTTTTTTTTGGTTCTATAATATAGAATGGATTTAGAACAAAAAAACTCTAAAATACTCAAAAAATATTATTGTAAAATATGTAACTTTGTATCGAGTAATAAAAACGATTATAGACGTCACGAATCCACGCGTAAACATTTAGAAAATACAAAATCGAACCAAAATGAACCAGAATTACTCCAAAAAACTCAAAAACATTTATGTCTGGTTTGTCAAAAAACGTATCACTCAAAGAGTGGTTTATGGAATCATAAAAAGAAATGTATTAGGGAACCTGTTTCTGCATTATTGAATGAAATAATTTTAGATGGTCCGAGCAGTACTGTGGAGAACTTAAACTTGAGTACATTGGTTGTTGATTTATTAAAACAGAATCAGGAACTTCAAAAACAATTGATTGAATTATCGAAAGAAAAATCGGTTGTTATGAATAACTGTACTAATAATAATACGCATTTTAATTTACAATTCTTTTTGAATGAAACCTGTAAGGATGCTATCTCCGCGGACCAATTCGTTAAAGATATACAGATTAGTTTTAGAGATTTAGAGAACATTGGCAATCAAGGATATGTGCAAGGTTTTACAGAAATAATTATGAAACAATTGAGAACTTTGGATATTACTAAGAGACCTTTTCATTGTACGGACGTGAAACGTGAGACGATTTATATAAAGGATGCGGACGCATGGAATAAGGATAATGAAGATAAAACGAAATTGAAAAATGTAATAGAGAAGGTTGCTCATAAGAGTAGGTCAAACGTGAATAGTTGGCAACGTGGTCACCCTGAAGTTGTTGTTCTCGATTCCAATGATTATGAAATGCATCATAAGATATTGCGGCATGTCTGGGGTGATGGAGACACAGATAAATTACAAGATAAAGTTGTTAAGAACATAGCTGGTGCTGTACATGTTGATAAGACTGTGGTTTAGAGAACCATTTGAGAGATATTAGACAAAGGACCCTTCGAAAGAGAACCCTTCGAAAGATATTGGACAAAGGACCCTTCGAAAAGAGAGAACCATTTGAGAGAGAACACTTCGAAAAGAGAACCATTGGACAAAGGACCCTTCGAAAAGAGAACCGTTTGACAAAGGACCCTTCGAAAAGAGACCCGACAATCCACCGGCCGCCGTTCATTCGACCCAAACAATCGACAAAGTAATCGAGTCAACCCTGTGTCATCATATACCCCTATAATAGATATCGAGAAATGAGTGGGATATTAATAAACGAGTGACATTATAAAATGAGTAACTGGGGAACCAGACAATGGAACAATGGAACAATGGGACAATGGCTCGACGGGTCATATCATATGGTCTTTTGATTAGACCATATGATAAATATAAAAAAAAAAGGTATCAAAACAGAGATATCGAGAAATGAGTGGGATATCAAGAAATGAGTAGGATATTAAAAAATGAGTTATAACCCAATCCGGGACTCGAACCCAGAACCTCAAGATTTCATCATTAGTAGAAGTCTTACGCTCTATCCAATTGAGCCAATTGGGTAAAAATTTATTCGGCAAAAAGAATTTCAATATTGGGTCCACAAAGTTATTCAATTATCAAATCGCAATAAAAAAAAGGGTTTGGGTGACTCCTTTTTTGTAGGGTGTTTTGCAAGCAGTGGGGTTCGAACCCACGCATCATAGATAACGGGTCTTAAGTCCGTCGCCTTAAACCACTAAGCCACCACTATCTTTTTTTTCTTATCGTTTTTCTTTTCTTTGATTTCTTTTTTTTACTCTTTCTGTTTTTTTTACTTTTTTTTCCACCATCATTATAAGCTGCAGCCCATTCTTCCGCAGCAGGATCAGGCAACAATGTCTTCCCATCTTTTGTCAATTCCCAAAAAGCGTTTTTATAGTGACCATTGCTAACATAAACGGCATCTCCTCTATTTCCATCTGAGGTTGTAAAAATTACCTCTTTTAAAGTAATTTCACGTTTATTTTCGGGTTGGTTAAAGTCCCGTTTATTAAACTGAGCAACTTTTATGCCGTTTTCAATTCTGAACCCTAAATATATCCCACTAAAGTTCTCCGGAGTATCGAGTTTTCCATTTAACCCGTGGTAAACTCTAACTTGATATGGAGTATGTGTTTCTAATTCTTCAAAGTTTACTTCCTTTGGCATTTTCCTTCTATATATATACTGAACATTTATAAAAATCTTATCTAATGAATAAAAAAAGGGTTTGGGTGACTCCTTTTTTGTAGGGTGTTTTGCAAGCAGTGGGGTTCGAACCCACGCATCATAGATAACGGGTCTTAAGTCCGTCGCCTTAAACCACTCGGCCATACTTGCTTGGTGATTTTAACGAGTTTACTCTCAGGTTTGTTTCCCGCGGTAATATTCCTTCCGCATGTACTGGTTAGACCAGCGTTTTATTATAGTGGGTTTTCTCCCACGAACATTGGTTCGTCAATTTTAAATAAATTATTCGAACCAATGCTCCGAACCAGGCATATAGCCTACCTAGATTGTTTTGTGAGACAATACTAGAAGAACTCGTGGGTCTTTGGGTGAGACCCTATTTTCCTACACCGGGAATCGAACCCGGCTCTCGGCCTTGAAAGGGCCATATCCTAACCGATAGACTATGTAGGATTGGTGACTCTAAAGGGAATCGAACCCTTGTCTCAACCGTGTAAAGGTTGTGTGCTAACCGTTACACCATAGAGCCTAACACCCGATGAGGGGCTCGAACCCTCGACCACAGGATTAAAAGTCCTGCGCTCTACCAACTGAGCTAACCGGGTACTGTTTTGTTTTTCCAGTTTTTATGAGTGCAGGGAAACTCTTTGCTCGATGTGAGACTTGAACTCACGACCCTCAGCTCATAAGACTGATGCTCTAACCAACTGAGCTAAACGAGCCCACAACTCTAATTTCCTTTGCTTCTTTCACAATTCAATTTTTTATGAAATTCATGTGTTCGAGAACACGTTTTTTCACATCTCTTTACATACTTATATCAGGCTACCTTTTTATGTTGTTTTTTTAAACATTATAAATGGATGTCCGAGTTTTGCTTTTATAAAAAAAAAAGAACCCACCAATCTATCTAATAATATTATCTTCGAATAAAGATAATATCATTATTTATTTTATACTGCCTGCATATTTGCTTTAGACGCCAATATAGTCTTATCCAGAAATGAGTAGGATATTGATTTACCGGTTTTTCACAGTTTCATGTTCTCAGATTAAAAAATTGAATAACTTTTTAACAATTATAATCATTGTATTCAGAGAAAGGCTAGGTATAGCAACAAGAGAGAGATGACCACGAACACTGCGAGCAAGCTCGTTTGCTACGAGGGGAAGTACCGCTTGGGCGGTATATGGTTCCACGACCAGTTCCCACTTCCCTGGGCAATGCAGCACTATGCTCAAGTTCACGATGAGTCGTTCGAAGAGGACGTTGAAAACCAGGATGTGCGTGGCCCATATGGTTGTTTAAATTGTGCCCATTACGGCACCTACAATGGTGTCTTCATCGGCTACTGTTCCAACTGTGCTATCCTCCACTATGGCGGGAAGAGGGGCTGCGGTTTCCAAGGGGATGGCATTGAGCGTCACGCTTCACATGCCATTAGTGCATTCGACACCTATTTGTCTGGAGTTGACATCACGACCATTCAGGCTCCGCCCATTGGCCAGTCCGAGATCATCCTCCCGCTTTCTGCACAGTGCCAGGTTCTCCGTGACGCAGCTGCTCATCCCGGTTGGTGTGTGCAGTGGCGTCACGGCCAATGGATGCATGCTCCCAACAATGTTCAGTCCGCTGTCATCTACTTTCATGAGGACGATGGCGAATGGCGGGCTCTTCAAGAGAATGAACACCCGTCCAACCCGTGTTGGGAGTGGAGGTGTGGCAGTTGGGGAATTGTCTACGAGCCAGAGGTTCGGTCTGCCATTTTGCAATACAAAGATGGCCAGTGGCAGCCCTTCGAAACGTCTTCCCAACGCATCGACTATCATAAACTGCCACCACACATTGTTCGTCCTGAGGATCTTGAGCAGGAGAATCAAGATGAGGAGCAGGAGCAGGAGGATGAGGCTCAGTTCTCCTCCGGTTTCTCTCATTGGATTCAACGCCAACACTCCAATATTCTTCGTCAAGGTTCTCAATATCTACAAGAAAACACGGAAATCGAGAACCCGGACGAGGACGATGACTGTGATTACATAAACAACAACAACATCATTGATTGCCATTACGAGGGCGGCTACAACGACATGTAAAAAATAAACTATTGGGCTGTTGGCTGTACATAGTGTATTTTTTTACTTCTTTATTTAAATAAAAGAAGTAAATTCTTAATTTTTAATGGCATGATGATAAGCCGATTCCATGGATGTTATTTTTGAATAATCGGTTCCCCTTTTGTATCTATAACTTTCTAATGTTTCTCTACGACGAGCAATTGCACTCGCTGTTTTTTCACCATATCCGAATTCTAAAATGTGATCTATACGATGCTTTGGAAGAGGACTTCCCTTTGGCGTTTTTGCTGGCATTATAAATAACAATCAGAAAATAAATGTTATCTTGGTTCTTTCCTAAATCCGTGTTCTCAAAATTACGCATTTTATTTATCCACATGAACTTCCTTCGCCAAATTCTTTACTACTTTATCTTGTAATTTTTCTGTGTCTCCATCACCCCATGTATGTCTCAAAATCTTATGATTCATATCATAATCATTAGAATCGAGAACCACAACCTCGGGATGACCACGTTGCCAACCATGTATATTCGTTCGGCTTTTGTGTGCCACATTTTCAATTACGTTTTTTAGTTTGGTTTTGTCTTCATTATCCTTATTCCACGCGTCCGCATCTTTTATATAAATCGTCTCACGCTTCACATCCGTACAATGAAACGGACGTTTTGTTATATCCAAAGTTCTCAATTGTTTCATAATTATATCTGTGAATCCTTGTACGTATCCTTGATTCCCAATGTTCTCTAAATCACCAAAACTAATCTGTATATCTTTCACAAATTGGTCCGCAGAAATCGCATCCTTGCAGGTTTCGTTCAAAAAAAATTGTAAGTTAAAATGGTTATTATTTGTATTATTATTTGTATTATTATTGTGGCAATTTGTCATTGTTTTTTCTTTTGATAATTCTATCAGTTGTGTTTGCAGTTCCTGGTTCTGTTTTAATAAATCTATTACTAGTGAATTGACATCTAAAGTTGTCATTGTGTTCTCCAATTTATCTTCTTTTTGAGAACATTTCTTTTTATGACTCCATAAACCACTCTTTGAATTATATTGTTTTTTACACAATTTACAAATATAATATGGGGATTTTTCAGGATTTGTTTGTTCGATTTGTTTCGATTTCAAATTGTTCATGTGTTTACGTGTAGAATTGTGCTTATTAAAATCTTTCAGACTGCTCGTATTATAGTCACAACACTCACACAAATAAAACTTGGGATTTTTTGGGATTTTTTTTCCTAAATCCATTCTATATTAGAGAACCAGAAAATCCTTTAAATCTGTTTCCGCATAAAATTATTGATTTTTTTATGCTGCCAATCTTTTTATCTTTTTACGCATTTTACTGCATTTTGCTGTCAAACCCAAAACACACATACCCCTTATAAATTCGTAATCGACCTTTTCCCATTTTGGACATTTTTAAAAATGTCCTTTTTTCAAAAACCAAGTGCACTTTATTTTCCATGTTTCAGAGATTTTACAAATATTTTACGTAAAATTGAGAACCCATCAATCGACCTAATAATATTATTTTTTTACTATATAATATTATTTTTTTTTATAAATGACTACATATATGGTTTATACCAAAAATAACCCTAACGAGAAATGAGTAGGATATTGATTTACCGGTTTTACAAAGTTTTTTAAAAAACGGTCTTAAACGCACCATTTTGTGTTCTCCGATTTAAAACCAACGTTTTTGGTATAAAAAATTGAATGGTTTTTTTATCATCATATTCTAGGCACAATTACCCCCCCAAACCGTCGCAAAAATGTCTACTTCCGCTGTTTCTACTCCTTCCACCCCTTCTCAGGGACAGGCCATCGTTGCGGTGGTCATGGATAAGAAGCCCCGCGTTCCCACGCTTCCTGCCAAGTTCGCCAAGTTCCTACAATTTGGCTACTTCCTCATGCAGAAGTTGAAGAATGACGATGGCTCATTTGTGGTTCTCGAGGATACGGCCGTCATGGACCTCTTGCAAATCCATGCCTCCGTCGATGACCAGCAGGCCTTCGTGCAAGAATTCTTTGATGAGTCCAAGGACATCAACAAGGAACTTCGCAAGCTTGTGGCCGATAAAAAGAAGGCCGATGCCAAGGCTGCCAAGTTGGCAGCTAAGCCTCCCAAGGCTCCCAAGGACAAGGTGGCCAAGGAGCCTAAGGACAAGGTGGCCAAGGAGCCTAAGGAGAAGGTTGCCAAGGAGCCTAAGGAGAAGGTGGCAAAGGAGCCTAAGGAGAAGGTGGCAAAGAAACTCAAGACTGATTCTGTCAGTGAGTCCGAGGTTGTGATCGAAGATGCTGTGTTGCAGCCTACGGTTGTTGAGAAGGCTAAGAAGGGAAAGGCTAAGAAGTCTGCTGCGGTTGACCCCTTTGTTGAGGAGCTTGTCACACTTGCCAATGCACCGACCGTTACTGCTACTAACGCTGTTACTGCTACTAACGCTGTTACTGCGGCCGTGGTTGCTGATGCAAAGCCCAAACGCAAGTACAACAAGAAGCCGTCTGCTGAACCTACTCTTTCCCTGGACAAAGACCTCGACAACGACAACGACAACGACCCGGACGAACTTGAACTTGACGTCTCTGAAATCGACATTGCCGGTCAGACCTTCCTTTGCGATGACAATAATCGCGTCTTCCACCATACTTCTCATGCTCTTCTCGGTAAACTTGTTAACGGCTCCATTATTCCTATCTAATTTATACACACTCCTTCACTTTAAATATATTCTCTACTCACTACTCTCTGTTCATACTGTTCAT